ATCATATAAACACTCTTTCCGCGTTTATTTAGCCGCAAGGCTCGACCTATTTTTTGCTCGAAATCCGATTGTAATTTACCACCAGTAGCCACAATCAACCTCTCGCATCCGCCTTTTAAATCCAAACCCCGATTGATTATTTTTCCACCGATAAGAATCTGGAACTTCCTATCCTCAAAGTCCCTAATTACTTCCCTGCGTGTATTCTTATCAGTCTTACCGAAAATAAAATGTGCTGGATAACCAGCACTATTAAACAATTCGAGCAAACTACGGCCAAGAACCTCTCTATCTACTAAAATTAGTACTCCATCACCTTCTGGTAATTTATTAGTAGCTATACGATATATTAAGGAATGAAAATCGGCGTTTTCAACCATAAAATCATTTATAGCTATATCATAGGCCGTCGACTCCTTGATATCGCCCAGACCGCCGACACAAAACATCTTGTACTCACAAGGAATAATCCTTCCAAGGCTGGTTAATAAAGCCCTGTCGACTCTGTGAATAATCGACCCTAGATGCTCCTGCACCACCAAAGCTTCAACCGGCTTAGAAGGATCAGTAGGAGTACCACTAAAACCATATCTTCTACGGCCATGAAAGTGATTCCTAAAAAGATTTTTATATGATTCACTGCAAGCCTTGTCGCATTCATCGACTAGTAACATTTCAGCTTTATGAATATAATCTAATAATTCATTAGCATTCGCCTTGCGGGTCTCGAATGCTTTAAGCTGATTCTCGAACCTATTGTAACGCTTGGTATATTGGTGTTCATCCTCGCCTTTAAGATGCTTGGGCGGTACCGGTGCCGCTTTAGGCGGTGTAAGAGACTGTATCGAACCTACGACAATAGTCTGACCATTCGGCTTATGCCCAGCATAAAACATCCCTACTTCGTCCTTAATATCTCGTAACAATAAACGTGATCGCGCCTGTTCTACAACAATTGTCTGATCAGCCAGAATGACCGTAGGGCAGTCGAAGATCTTGCAAATCGCACACGCCACTTCTGTCTTACCGGCGCCAGTTGGTAAAGCAATGATCCCACATTCATTGGTAATCGCTTCTTTTATCGAAGTCAGCTGGTATTCTTCAAGGGTAATATCTGGTAACATGTCAGGCGTGACGATATCAACAGTCGGTACAGGGTATCTCCAAGCATCTCTTGCATCGGTTATAGAAAGCGGTAAATTATGCTTCTTACACACTTCGATCACTAGAGCCAACAATGGCCTAGCGATTTTCTTTCTTGAACGATTATATTTTCTATAGACACCATCCCATTGCCCTCGCTGGTTAGGATCTATGTAGGTCCCAGGCCTTGAGACGCTGAAAGCCTCCCATAGAACATTATCTTCATGCTGGGTGATGTTTTCAAAATAAACAAAATTATTGTCGCGTATGATTGCATTCATAGCTTAATAATACATCGATAATTATTTTCCGGTTATAGTTTTAATGTGTTCTTGGTGCTTTTCTTCTGGCAGGTACCATGGTATCTTAGGCGTCGTTTTTTGTATAGGCTGGTCACTATTTATCCAGCCGTCCCTTATAGAGTATCGGCCAGAAAAGCAAGCACACTCTATAGAACAAAAGCTTATCTCTTGGTTACTCTCAGATATGATCCTATCGCAGCACGCACAATGGGTATGGATATTGTCTATTCTACAACATTTATCGTTTAGTGTTGACATAATATCTATTTAAGCTATGTCTGTGTATCGTCGTAACATAATAAGCTATGTTTGATCTAGCTCAATTCGCAACTGTCACCGTCACAGAATTTACTACCAAGGGCCTCATTGATAAACTCGGAATAGTCGGCGTCTCTAATGCCCTTATTATATTCGTCGACTTCTTCTTTGGTACAAGGGATATAGGGGGCCTGTGGATAATTATGGCCAGTATGTGGGAGGAAGCTAATGCCCTTGGTTTGGTCTTCGTAAACCTCGAGCACCTTACTGATCTCCTTCGCCTCATTTTGCTTAAACTTGATAGTGCAGCTAACCTGATTGTCTGCCCAATAACGCTGATAATCGGTAGCATTGGCCATCTGCTGCCAAATACCTGCCTCGTCAACTGCTTTCACCCTCTCGTCGGTAACACCGAAGTACACCACAACGGTCCTATCTTTATCAGTGATAGATGGCTCGATTCTGTAGCCGGCATCAGATAAGATTTTAACTAGCACACTATCTTTAGCCACCCTAACAGTACGCCAGTAAGTGCCAGCCTCAGGATAATGAATGCCTGGGGTCGCGCCAGCAAGCAAGGATACCGATCCAGAAGGCTTGACACTTGTGACTTTGATAGACTTTTGAATACACAACCAATCAGCATATATCGAATCCCATCGCTTAATCTCTTGGAATCCGGCATCACAGAATTCAGTAAGCATCTTACGCCTGCCGAATTTAGCGAACGCTTGAACTATGCCTGACTGCGATAAACCAATACGCCTATTCCTAAGCATAACATGATTGGTGCGGGCATTGTGGGTAGGAAGTAAAGTGACAGTCTTAGCATAAAGATATGCGAATTTTAAAGTCCTCATGTAATCATCGACATTATCGTGATTGGCAGGAAAAGTCTCGCAGAGGCAACATAGTTCGTACGATTCTAACGACTGCTCACAGCATGGGTTAGTACCCATCACCCTACCGTCAATACCCGGCTGTCTGCCATCTATCATTCTACCATAATCCCTAATATTATCTAGCCAAATTAGGCCTGGCTCTCCATTGGCAGCTATCTGTTCGCCTATCTTATCATAATTCATACCCACATGGGCGAAGACAGAATTATTCGAAGCCCATCTGTGATGGTTTAATGCATTCCATGTCTCTATAGCAGGTACAAGTCTTTCTTCTGGAATGCCAGACCCATTAAAGTCTTCAAGAGTGGCTTCGCTACGCATCGAAGAATATATCTTCTGTGTGCATTCATAGAACTTGCCAACTTCATCTTTATCCAAGGTAGCGATCGGGTTTTTCATGCTGCTGTAGGCAAAATCATCGGCATTGCCAAAGGCAATTTCAGCAGTGTTGTGAACCAGTCGGCCTTCTGCCACGAATTCGCTACGGTCTGGAACCGAAAGATCAAAAGTCTCTACCATAATGCCTTCGTCAACGACTGATTCTACTTCAATAGGCACCAAGCAAGCAGTCTCTGCGTCGCACAGTAAAGCGCGATTGTAGGTCATTTGATCCTGCTGAGGAGACCAAGATCTGCCATAATTGACATTGTCGCGATTTATCCATGCTGCTGGATATCCATAATCATGGCCGCTAGAATGGGCAGTTTCTCGCAGCGTCTTGACGGCATGCGGTTGTATTAAATCCCTAAACCGTGCAATGGCAAAATCACCTACAAGCGAAATATCCCACTTAGCTTGGCCCTTATTATCAGCTTCTTTGCGAAGTCTTAGCTTGGTCGGAATTCCAAGACTCGAATAAACGGCCTGAACCTGTCTTAAAAAATCTCGGTAAATGCTCGAAATCATAGTGGCTGGACGATTCTTAGTGGAACCATCAGAATCTAATAAACCAGCCAAATAAGCTGCCCTAATCTCTGGTAGACCAAGTCTGATGTATTCTGGCACATTCAAAGGGGTCTTTGCTTGTTTGAGATTAGTATGAAGATATTGGGCAAACCGTCTAGATGTTACTCTAATTTTACGACTATTGTCTTGAGAAGGCTGTTCTTTAGGTGTAAACCCAAAGGCAGCAAAACCTGCAATCGCCTTTTCAGTAATTAAATCATGGTATTCGTCGCGGTTGATCGGAATAGAGACTGATGCGCCATGATTCTTGCGGGCTTTATATTGTCTACCAAGATAAACGTAACCATCACCCTGAATCGCTCCTAGAAACCAAGCTACTTCTGCGGTAAGACCAGGCACTACTAAATTATTACCACGTGTCGACAAATCACTGTATCCAGGCATGACAGTTGACGTGCCGGGTATAATAGCATCTACAAATACCATCCGATCGCCGGCTTTAAGCTGATGTGCTCGTTTCCACTCATAAACACCGACACCTGTCATAACAGCTATTCTGTGTCGATCGGTGCAGCGGAACGGCCCAGTTTGGCTATTAATAGTAATAACCCTTTGGATGCCTTGAGCTACATTCTCAGCAACGGGATAATAACCGTCAGCGGTGAGAACTAGATCACCGACCTGCACTTGCTCGATAGGTACTAAACCGCGTTTAAGATGGACCAACGTACCCTTAGGTAAACATCGTCTTACATTGCCTGCCACTACGCATCTTCCGATATAATTCATGATATCAGTAATATCAACGCTAGACAAAGTGCTGCCAATTCGCCTAGTTAAGTGATTTCTAATAAGTTCATGCAGTTCTTGTAATATCCCAGGGCCTGCGGCCTTACCGCCAAAGCCTTTTATCGGAGCGTTCACTGGTCTAATAAGGGAATAATCGAATTGTAACGACCCTTCATTATTAGTAGTAGTATAGCTATGAATCAATGACCTTACACTATCAACCCACCCCTCTCTCGAATCTGATATCAAGTATGGCTTAATAATATCACTTGGCCTATTAATCTTAACCTTGCCGGCTCCCTTAGTGTCAAACCCGATACCAACACCAAGAAGACTCATGTCCATTAAAAAGCAAAATGGTTCAGCAGGATCAGCTTCAACCTTGTCATCCGTAGAAACAAACCCACAATTGTTTAATGATGCTGATCCTTTTTCCCACATAAAATCAGTACCCATCATCCAGAGGCCTCGCCCTGGCGGTAAAAATTTAAAATCCCACATTCTCTGAAACATCTCTTGTGCTGATTTCTGTGCTTTATCTAGATCGAATGGGATATGAAACTTTTTACAATGTAATCTCTGGATTTCATAACATCCCTCTATGACTCTTATAGCCATATCTAAAAACGTCTCCTTCGAGCCATCATTCTTGACTCTTGAATACGTCCTATAGAAGACAAATTCTCCCAAGCCATTAAATCCAAATTTTGGTTTAGTACCAGCATAACCCTTTAAAAAATCAGCACTTAATTTAAAATGGCCAACAGTATCATTCGCTGTGCCGTCATTAAGATAAGTTCTAAAGCCAGTTGTCAATTTGGTCATGTAAGTGAACCCCATTCCTTTATGGTTTGAAAATTAGTAAAATCAGCTTTGTTCGCAGAAAGATCTAAATTAACTTTATAGAGCTTTCCAAGAGTCGGTAAAAACATTGCATCTTGTAAATCTTTAGAAATCGCATCCATGGCAATTCTTCTACAAATATTGTTAATTGCTAAAAACTCGATATTTATTTTACCGGCCTGAAAAAGATTAGTTAACAACATATTAGATCGTGGTCCATCACGCTTACTTAATACTAACGAAGCGCATTTACCTTCACATAATTTCTCTAGAAATTGATAAGACGATTGAGATGTCTTATCTATCTGAGATAAGGTATTGTTACTACTGATCAGCTGTTCATAAGAAATCTGTAGAAGATTCTTTTGGTGTAAAGCAGATAACCCTTTATTAATCGTTTTATGCTTAAATGAATTCAGAATCGCAATTACTAAAAATCTTTTTACTTCATTAAAATCAAGTTCCCACTGCTTAAACTTATCGCAAATCGCGGTTAGGTAACGATATTGATAGGTCTTAGTAATATCCCGAGCTTTGGGAAACTTAAGATTAATACCAAAGCTTTTGTAAATATCTTGGCAAATGCTGAATACTTGCATTGGGTCATGAGTGTTAAGATCTGTGTTCATACTGCGTTAATACATAGCTTATAATTAAGGAAAATCATATGACGTTATCGAGCGAATCCGAACTCGACATGCCTTCCGAGGCACCACAAGGAATCTTTGACGAGAAATCGAATCATGTAATTGAATCATTTGGTGCATCATTAGAACAGACTGGAATTAATAAAGCATTCTGTGTTCTCTTTGATGAAAACGATAAATTCAAGCCAAAAGTGTTTTTTCGAGGCGAATTGTTTGAGATAACTAAACACACATCTAGGATATTAAACCAGATGCGTTATAAGATCATAGAAGATTTAAACGGAAATTTTTAACTGATATTAGGAGTCGACACGAGCTTTTCATAATAGTAGCCAGTTATTCTTTTACCTTCGGCTATTACTTGATTAATCCCTATACCTTCTATACCGCCAGTAGAGTCATGACCAATCACTTGATTATTAGGTAGTATATTATTAACAGGGTTAAATAAATCAATATATGCTACACCATCAATGTTTTCAAGCACTTTGACTAAATTACTGATAAACAAAGATTGACCCATATCCCATTTATCTATATTAAAAAAATCGGTGATAAATGCTTCTACTTTCTCTTTGACCACTGAAGCATCTGCGCCACGACTGACTACTACATTTAGCTCAATATCGACTGTTTTTATGGCACCATCAGCGATTACTACTTCGTCTGTTAAAACATTAAATTGTTCCATATATGATTTAAGAGCCAATTTTAACCCTAAGCTTGCCGTAACAGGCTTAGAACTCGCACCTTCAGCTAAAACATATAATCTAACTTGATTAGCATTAATGTTAGAATATAAAGCTGAAACGGCTTTTTTGATAGCACCATAAGTGGGGTGTTTAAAGGATAAAGCAGCTTGGGCATAATCTTCAGCTGTTACTATATTATTTCTAACAGCGTATTCTCTCGGCGCTCTTTTTTTGGCTTGATCTAAAGTCTCTCTATCGGTGCCCCCCGATGATGGCACGATGTTTCTGAATCTTACTACTGCTGTCGCAGCATATGCGTCACTAGAAATCGGCCGAAGCTGATCTATAATATTAGCACCTATTCTTCCTCTAATGCCACCACCTTTTCTATAGATAAATGTTAACGCACTCCCAGCGCTTGGCTGAAAACCATTAATATTATCGCCGAATCTTAAGACTACAGAGCTAGAATAGAATCTAACTTCGACCACCTTATCATTTGGACCATATGATTCGATAGGTTCGGTCGTGGTTTGGTAGTACTCCTCTATCGTTCCACTTTTAAGTATGACTTTTAAAGGCGACTCTAAAACATTAGAATCTATAATCGTATAGGTCTGGGATGCACCGCCAGTAGTAGTAATAGAATCATTAACAACCGTGGTGCCTTCGATACCAAATGCTATAATACCTTTCTTGCCAGAAGGAATGATGATATCGCCTAATAGGTCGTCAGGTGATCTATAGACCTCATATGATACCTGACCATTATCTGGTCCGGTTACATTAAAAATCTGTCCGGCAGGTACTCTTAGATCGAACCCCAATGATGCGCCTGTTAAAGTTAATTCAATATTGGTCGTAGAAGCCGTTTGCGGTAACATTCTTTGGTTAATTAACGCAAGATGGTTAATTAGAGCATCGATTGTTTTACATGTCGGCAAGGTTGCTTCATTGGATAACAAATCTGCTCGCAACGATAATTTAGAAATCGTTGAAGCTATTATTTCCGTCAACATGATGACGCCATTGCTCGCTACAAAGTCATTAAAATCATTCGGGTAATATGTTCTTATATATTCAAGTATCGCTCTGCGAGCGGTGTTGAAATCCAACGAACTAAAATCTATATTACGTAAGTTAGCTGGAGTTAGCAGCACACCTATTTGTTGCGGTGAATTCGGTAAATCTATCGTTGTCTCGATCTTACTATCCATTTTGACCACCGTTGTTTATAAATGTGTCTAAATTTTGAATTAAAGCGGGCTCAGTTAGCATAACATATACTATTCTGATAGCTAAACCATGTTGTTCATAATCAGGTCTAAAATAAATGCTTTTTACGCTTATCCTAGGCTCATATTGCGCTATAGCTTGAGACACGTCGCGCTTAAGCATTTCAATAGTAGAGTCATCAAGCTGATCAAAAATAGTGGCTCTCAAGTCAGTGCCAAAATCAGGCATCATCACCCGCTCGCCAGGGAGCGTCAACAATAATTGCAATAAATCATTTTTAACTAATTTATCATCTTCCTGTCTTGATAATATCCCAGAAGGCCCACCTATAAACGGAGGATTATATCCATAATAATTAATCTTGGGGTTAATAGCCATTATTTAACCACCATAGCAAGGTTTCTTAATTCTTCAAGTATAGTGCCCATGTTTTTTCTATTCTCATCTCTAGCTAGAATCGTTTTTTCTTGGTCTTGTCGATTAGTGTCAAGGCTACTTATTAAACTATCCTTGGTTTTAATTAGTTCATCTCTGGCAAAACCAGTCGATAAATTATTGATCATAGTTTCGACAGCAGACAGCGTTTTTTCTGTCTCATTGATGGTCTTTTGATATCGGTTTATCTCAACATCTTGGGTGATCAATAAAGCTTTAAAGTCGTTAAATTGATTATTTAACGTTAAATATATCTGCTTACTGTTAGCATTGATCGAATCAATCTCGGCTTTGTTTAGACCCATCTCCATATAGTCAAAAAGATTTAGATTATGAACGCTAGAATAAATTGAATCGATCTCTGAAACATCGCTAGCAAATGGTATAGGCACACCTACTTCAATATATTCACCTATTTCGTATTGCAAGCGATTGTCGTTAATCGTTTCTGAATTTGCAGTGCTTACAAAATAAACTGGTTGTGTGAGATAGTCTCTGGTGTTTAGCCCAGCTCTCTTTTTATAGAATAAACCAGTTGGAATTTGAGGAAACAATAAACTAGCACGCGGCGGTTTACCACCACTAACTGTAAATGTAATGTTTCCGGGCTGCGCTAAATCAATTGGTAGTACGTTAGAGTAAAACCCTGTTGGAAATCTTATAATCATTTTGTGTAAGTGTGCTCCACTTCCTTTTTGGGGCACTCTTCAAACGGCCCATTGTAAGTTTTACCGCGATCAGTCGGTGCGAATTTAGCAGGCATGGCAGCTCTAGCCTTAGGCTGTAGATCAGCCTTAACTTTAATTGCTTTATTGACATATATAAAACTATCTGTGCCAGTGGCGCACAGATTTATACTACCAGCCGATGTAAGGTTAATATCACCATCAGAGATAATATTAACACTACCCTTAGCATAGACCTGAGTTATACCAGATGCTTGACCATTAAAAACTGCAACCACATTGTTTTTTTGATCGACGTACTGATACATTGGGGCGCCGAGGCTGGCTCTCAAAGCTGCTAGTTTGTTTTTATCTGATAACCATAGACCACGGTCAGTAGAATCGACAAGTTCTACCCAAGATCCATCGCCACCAGAATTACCGTCTCTGGCTTCAAAACCAGCATTAAGTTTACCTGCAGACGCTGACCCTGAAGAATACATCGGGCCTTCGCCATTCCCAGCTCTAGTCTTAAGTCTAATATACTCATTCTCTAAATCTATTTTCAGATGGTGTGTGCGAAGCTCGGAATCACCCAAAACTATGGGCTTCCGATTAAATTCGTTTTCTTCCACACCACGATACTTCTCTTGAAAGTTTAAGCCTAGTGTCGAAGCCATCATGATATATTGATAGCGATCATTAATTTCCATAACTTGGCCGGCTGGGGATCCCCACATAGTTCTATTCAATAAATCATTTTCATTAAATTCAAAATTGAAGCCGCGCTGGTTATCCTTCTCTGTCGTTTTGCCTTTAGCACCTGGTGTTCTTCTCCCCTTCACTAAAAACCCATTTCCTCTAGGCGATTCGACCTTATCAGCTTCAGTGTCGCTAGTACCACGATCATCGAGAACTATTTTAAAACCGTGCCTTGTAACAAGTCTCATCCATCTTGCGTCTCGATCCCACCACCACAGATCCTCACGCTCTGTGCGATGCCCAGCTTCTTCTAATAACGGTCTCTTTACGAATTTATCATTTTCTGGATCATTTCCACGATCATAAGCTTGAAATAACATGCCACCTTTCGTTCTGATTTTAATCCATCTAAAATCCCATGATTTACTGACTGACAAAAAGCGTCTATCTGATTCATTCTTCGAAAATTCACCGAGTCTTGATTTTGAAGACCTAGCGAATTTATGTTGTGCATCGAATTCACCAGGCTGAGCCCAACCAACATCGCGCATTTCTATCTTGTGACCATATCTGGTTAACATTTCTATGCGCCTAGTGTCGCCAAAATCTGCGTTCCAGTCTACATTTTTGTCGCCCTTACCCCACGATACTGGTCTGTCTTCATTTATTAGCTTCTGGTTATATAACCAGCGCTCTACTTCATACTTTCGATCGAGCTTAAAATCACCACTGAATTCTCCTGTGGCCCCTCTTGACACGTACGGCATTATCTTCTGATCATTATTCCACCAATAGCCCACATCACTCATTATTAACATATTGCCATATTTAGTAATATTAGCAACGAACTTTTTGTCCGGCTCATTAACTAGTGGCATAGCATTTTGAGCATCAAATTTTCTTTGCTGAATCGGATCAAGACCTAAGGGAGCTGGATCTATAAAATGTTCAATAGGATAATAACCGACAGAGCTGTCAATGTTTAAACTACCATATCTTGATTGAACACCTTGGGACATCGGGCGACCGTCTTTAGGCAGATATTTTATATCATAATCAATTAAGTCTGGGAGCTTATTGTCAGTATTTGGTTTTTTGTTAACGATATTCTCTACCAAATTAGCTGGCGGTGTCCGCTGGGCCACAAAAGGTATCGGGTAATAATTTAATCGGGTCGGAGCTGCATAACCACGCCAGATAGGGGCATATGGGTTACTCTTTTCGAATTCTATCCAGACGAAATCGCCGATACAAGGGACTTCGAAATGCCCGCTAGACTTTCCACCTATAAAGTTGGCAGGTATAGCCCACGGTGCCTCTACTGGCAATAAAGTATAATCATGGATGTCTGGGCATTTGAACTTAATTCTTCCCATTGCCAAGGGGTCATCTGTATCGACTACTAAAGCACGATGAGGTCCGACAAAACGATGCTCTTGATCGATTTGATCTTCTTTCACGAACTCCTGAGAAATTCTTTCGAAATAGGTCGTCACAGGAGTTCCTTAAATACAGTTGATAAATTAGGGCATTCTATTACATCTAAAGGGCTTGGCCATCCAAACACATTTCTAGCATTATTAAAAGCCACTAAGACCCACCCAAGATTAACATCATTATATACATCTAAGGCGACTAGATCTATCCTCCCTGCATAATTGGCAGGGACTTGGTACTTAGTTATTTGATCGGCCGGAGGCCTAGTCTTAAACACGGCCATCTCTACCCATCTTCCATATGTTTCTTTTCCATCGAAAGAAATTAATGGTGTGTGAATATATCTCGAAGTTTGGCTTAAAGGAAATGCCATCTTAACCCCTTTCTAAAACCAACCTTTAGTAGGATATTTTACCAATAATGGAATATTCGCAGCAACATCTGTAGCATCTCCAGTCAAATTATTTGTCCACTCGATAAGTGTCAAGCTAATGTCTGACCGTAGCGGGAATACTTTACTGGCATTGCCTTCATAGATCATCGGCCCAGAATGCTTAACATCAATAGCGGCACAATAAAAGGTGTAACAATCACCATTTGGGTTGCCGACGTAAGCTGCGTCCGTGTCACCAAATAACCCATATTTAAAATAAATTATGAAGTCTTCACTCTTGAGATCGGTGGTCGAAGCGCCAGCTGCGCCGATACCAACACCAGAGTTAATATAACCTCTTATCTTCTTGACTTCACTCGCTACTTTATCAACATTCCACAAACCTTTACCCAACGCGTCAGTCACTATATATGTCCAAGTTAACGATATCTTTCTTGCATCTATGCTCTTAACATAAGCGATCGGCGGTAATGTCGCAACAGCCTTAGATTCCCAGTTCATAGACTTATTGTCAGAAGTAACCTGCGGTGGAAATTGAAAATTTACGGCCGTCCCGCTGCATTTGCCGACGCGCTGCATATTGGCAGCCCTCTGCGCTTTCGCATCACCCACAAGTGTTCTCTTGCCGTAAAATACCAAAGAGCACGATTCAGCTATTATTTGATCTGATTCCGTTAATTGAAATGCCATTATATTTCAAATCCTCTAGGTGAACCGAAGAGACTAAGACCGAAATTGGTAGCGTTTCTTTGGTCAGCTGGTTTTAATGCTTCGAGTATTTTATCTAAAGTATCTTTTGATTCGCCCAAAAGTTCATTAGTCTTTATAACTGGGTCTTCCTCGTTGTTTACAGCAGGATTAGTTAAAGTCGTTGGTTTTCCAGAAGTCAATTCGGAAGCTATCTTGGTCTCATCGCTAATAGCCTTAGAATATTCCATGCCGATCTTTTCTAAAGCAAGAGATAGGCTTTTAACCTTTTCTAATGCTTCATCAGTCGGCGAAAACTTCTGAAACGATTCGATAATGGCGGCAAGTGGTAAAGCCGAAAGACCAGTCACTGCATCTTTTATTAGCATCATCGAAGCTGCCAAACTACTAAACGATGCTGAAAGTCTATCTAACGGATCTGCAAAATCATTTAAAGTATTAGCGTATTCTGCTATCTTGTTAACAGCAACACCTAAAAACATAGAAGCGAAATAAATGCTCATAGCGCCTGAAAATAATATCGCGCCGGCAGCCAGCATCCCATATGCTATCCAAGTTATGATTGGCACCGTAACCCATAGCTGCAAAATCGCAGCCAGCAATAAAGGACCAGTTATAAGCAATAGAACAGCGGAATTTAACAACATGCTAGATGCAGCCAAAAGGGCTGTAGCCCCAATCAAAGCAGCTGTCCCAGCAAACATTAGAGCGGTCGAGAATATGACCAATACAAATGATGCGGCAAGAAGAACGCCTGTGGATGCAGCGATCAGAGCAGAAGCGAAGATTAAGATAGGCGCTGTGCCAAGAAGAAGATAAGCACCACGTAGTAAAGCATTAGCACCATACCATAAATTCATACCAGATGAAAGAATCTCGCCAGAAGCTTGAAGCAAAATGGGAGAGATACTGGCTAAAGCAGTAGTAGCAGCCGATAATGCATCTATTCCAGCAGTGACCACCATCACAGCATAGTTTAGAATCATAGCACCAATAAGCAAACCGAAAGCGCCAGTTACAAGCGGCTGCGAAGCCGTAGCTAAAATCTCGGCAACTTCTTTTAAACCTATAACAGCAGCTTTTGCTGTATCCAAGAAGGTTAAATCTAAACTCAAAAAAGTATCACTAAGCGATTGTATTGCCTGCGAGAACGCATCTAATGGATCAGCTATTTCGCCAAGCTCAACTACCTTAGCTGTATCGATACTTGCCAGTGCATTAACGCCAGCAGCTATAGTGGTAGCTGTCGCTGCAAAAACAGCCAAAGCTGCCGGATCTATTCCAGCCATAGATGCCACCAAACCTGCTACCCCAGCGCCAAATTCTTGAAGCGGAATGGAAATCGTTGATAACAAGTCGATCGAAGCTGGATCGATCGCACCCATAGCTTTAAGTAAAGCTGATATTCCAGTAGCAACGCTTGTAAAATTAGTCGCAAAATCAGCCCCCGCACCACTAAGAGCCTGCGAAATAGCTGCAACACCCATAGAGAACATGACTAGAGGGCCGGCCAAGAGACTTAAAATACTAATCGCTTTAGGGTCGATTGTAGACAATGAACTTATGCCTGCTGCTAGCGCTTTGAAGTTATCACCCATGTTGGCGCCGCCTAGAGCAAAAGCAGCGCCGATTATCATTACTCCCAACGCCAGCGGCAGCAAAGCAACGCCTATTGCTGCTAATCTTAAAGCACCTGTAAACCCGATCTCCCAAGCAAAAGCAGCTAGTCCAACGCCAAATTCCTGCATCTGAGCGGCGAGGCCTGGTTGCATCGCCGAAGCTATCATTGAAAGCCCGTAGGCCAATAAAATCGTGGCCGCAGCTAATACTACGCAAGCCACGGCAAACACGAAAAACGCTGCTGATAGAGCGACGATCGCCACCCCAAACGGGATGGCGGCTGGTATAAATACTACCATCGCCGTAGCCAAAAGATACAAGGAAACTGCTAAAAGAGCAACACTAAGAGCTAAAGTCGGTGTCAACACAGAAGCCACCAGCAAAAACGCTTGTGCCATAATGTAAATCCCAACAGCTGCCAATAAAGCAGCGACACCAAAAGCAAGAACTACCGCAGCGAAAGCAAGCAGCACAGGGGCGCCCACAGTTAATGCCGGAATCACAAAATAAAGGACAGCCCCCAAAACACCTAACATTAAAGCAAAGAATAAACCACCAGCCACGATCTTGCCATAATCTACACTTGCAACAACGACTAAAGCTTGAGCCATTACCCACATAGCTCCAGCTGTTATGAGCAAAGCGACGGATAAGATAAGAATCGGAACGGCTGTTGTTCTAGCGACACTAGCCAATTTATCAATGCCGCTTGAAACATACCCCATAAAAGTATTGAAGGCTTGGCCGACGCTAGTGGCCAAAGATGACAAGATAGAACCCATCGAACCAACCATGCTCTGAATAGCAGTCGTCAATCTAGTGACAGCCGCAGACACAGCATTGGTAAAGAAGTTAGTTACAGTAAAGGCCTGCCATAGCCAGATGACTATAGAAACGATAGGGCCTATTAAAGCCAGTAAAGTAGCACCTAAAATTATAAGGCCTACTACTAATACGCTTATTATATAAGCGCCCCACTGCAATCCCGAGACAAGCAGATTCCAGCCAGGTATAACACTTCCGAAATAATCAGACCATTTAGCAATCCATCCTCCAAATTCTATAATTTTATCTATAGCATAATTAAGCCACTCTACTAACCAAGTTACGAACTCGAAAAATGGTTTTATAAACATTATAACCAATGCACCGCCTCGACTAGCTAGTATGCTTAATTGACTAGACAAGGTTCCCATAGAGGCACTGAATTTGTCGCCAACCGATTTGGAATCTTCCATCCTTTTATTTAATAATTTTACAGCTTCGATTGAATTCGGGTCAATACCTCCTTTCTTCATTTCGTCGGCCATTTTCTTATAGATAGCTATTTGTTCTTCTGAAAAACCTTGGCTCTTATACTGTGCCATAAGAATAGAATTAGCCTGCAAATCATTGCCAATACTGTTAAATGCACTCGCCACTTTCGTTGCCATCGATATATGCGCTTTGCCTATATCTTCAGGCGTCCTGATAGCGATTCCAGATAAAGCTTCTAGCGTTATAAGGTCTTCAAAAGTCGTACTATTCATCTTTTTTACAGCGTCAGTGCTAACGCCTAAAGATTTGGCCATAGCTAATTGTGCAGCTGTGGTTTTATTAACAGCGTTTGTAACATCTTTACTCAATTTATCGCCTAGCAGAAGAAATCTCTGCTGCATCAGATCGACGATGACTTGGACGTCTTGCCCTTCAAGGCCAAACTTAGCCATCGAATCTGCAAGTCCGAGCATTGTTTCCTTGGTCTCTTTTACATTATAACCCATGTTTTTTAATGTTCTTGAAGCACCAGCCAAAGACTTACCCGATAAACCCGTCATCTTTTCCAGCTGAACCATGGTGGTAGCCAACTCTACTAAATCCTTCTTTCCAGTCTTTACATTTATAAGCTCTTTGACCATCTTTGCAGACTCTTCTGCAGCTATACCGCTCGATAAAGATACTTGCGCTGATATATTTGCTAATTCATACATCGAACCCACTGAACGATAAGTCGATTCTCTAAAATTGTCTGCTATACCATCTATCTTTTTGGCTTCGCTTACTACTTTCCCCCAGATGTATGCTAACATCTGTGTCGATGTTTTGTTCTCTTCGATCTCTTTGTTAAGTTCTTTTACTTGTCTTCTTAACTGTTTTACAAGCTCGCCCTCAGATTCAACCGCAGCAGCTTCTGCAGCATGTGATTCATTCTTTGTATCTATAGCAGTAGTAATTTGATTTACGATCTTTAAGTGGTCTTCTAAGAGACCCAACTCAGCCTCAGTATACTGTCCGGTTGCGCTTGTAGAATTTCTTATATTTAAAGATTGTCTCTGTATAGCCGCCATTGCTATGGATATGAGCTTAAAAGAATCCGCAGAAGTCTTAGTAGCAAGTTCGATCTTTGTTACAGCTTCTTCATACAGTTTAAATTCTTTGTTATACTTATCGAATTTAATATAATATTCATCGAACCCTGTATACATCTTATCTGATTTTTCTTTTATAGAATCAATATTTTTTATAAAAGTATCGAAAGCTATATTTATGTCAGCTAAAACTTTACTTCCGACGATAGACGTATTCAACGCATCAGACAATAGAGCTACATTTTTACCTAGGTTTTGGGATTTTGATTCGATATTACCGAAATCCTCTGACAATTTTGTAGAAGATAAAAGCGCACTTCCTAATGACGACTTCATCGTTTCAGTTAATGAATTGATCTCGCCAATGTTAGATGATATATCATTATATGCAGTATTGATGGTATCAAAAGTATCTGATAGCCCCTTATTACTATCGGCAGTGGTCGCCACAGCATCAGCGAAAGACTGAGCACTAGTGAATATGTCTTTAAAATCAGATTTTATAACGGCACTACTGCTACTGATCGCATCAAATACTGATTTGGTGCTATTTAAGGCCGCATTCAGCTTTTTGTCGATATCACCAGAAAGCTGGAGAACATCATTAGATAATGATCCTAAGGCCTTTTCTGCCAATACAGTATTCATCTGTAATTCTATGCTTAAACCTAGCACATTTGGATCTACAGCCATTAATAACGCCTCCGGTCGGATGTATTATATATTCGATGGGGAATATTATTCTTTAGCTGAGAATCTAACTGAAGCCGTGTCTGTGGTGAATCGACAGACATCAAAGATAGTTCTCCACTCTTTGGTGTCGATATTCCAACGGTGCTCAAAACCCATTAGTGTCCAATTACCAGTCCAATTGTGGAATTGATCTGGACCGTCTGATTGATCTAAGACAAGGTCTGCTGGTACTACGCCAGCAGAATTTGCTGGCCTCACGTATTCTATGTAAACGGTATCAGTGCCAAGGCCGATAGTATTATCTATCAATCCTGCTCCGGGAAAATCAAATCTGGCGTGTATTAAATTATATGCACCGTTCAAGTAAAGATTTGTAGCTCTATTTCTTATATAATCCCTATACATAAAACCAGTCGAACCATCGTTATAAAGTTCTGGTGGTGTTCTGCTGGCTGAAGTACCCTTCAGAAATCCAACCGCATCATTTTGCTTGATTGGCCCATGCGGGGTGGGATAGCCGGCAGTTATTTTGGATGAAGTATTAATGTCTTTGACAATACAATATAATTCCTTAGGATCACTCTTTATGTCTATGTATTCTCCAGTAGTAGTACTTATGCCACTACTTGCTAACTTATTAATCATCGCTATAAAATCTTCGTTACCAATAGCATATATCTCAAAGATATCAGCGTTCTTATAAATTCCTAAAGGCTTTGGCTTAAATTCGCCTTGAGGACAGATATTGATTAGAGGTGGTATGCCTTCAACAGGCGCGTATTCTTTAACCCCATATACCATCTGAGTCTTGGACTTTGTAAACATCGTGCCCATCTCCATCAACTGCCTGATGAATCGGGTCGGGCGCTGTCGCATCATATACCAATAATTTTCATCGTTATCAAGCGTCGGTGTTACTTTGTATGGTATTGAAGTATTTTCTGCAATTACTTTTTCTATTGCTTTTGATATCTTTCCCTTATAAGCTTTCCCACTTGCGCCAGCATAAGCTAGTTGATAATCAGCAGTGGTTATCGCTTCAAAATCAATGATAATGCCGCCAAAACCACCTCGCGCTCTAACATTAGCTTTAGTCAATAATAATTGAATCTTCCTAGTCGAAGTTTCGGGATAAACACCCTTTGCATATGCTATTTTAAAATGGACTTTAATCTCTTCTTTTAGCTTTTTTGGATACCAAACATTTTTATAAAAAGCGTCCCAACGCTCTAGATTGGTATCATACATAGAAAATCGTAATTGCAGACCACCATTATATGCGCCGGAAAAAAATATTTCTGTAACTCCAGGACCTATATTTTCATTTACATAAGGTGGTATAGTCAAATCGAGGACTATAATACCGGTCATCTTCGGTGTAAATGCCATTATCGAGCCTTTATCTTTAGTCTAATCAATGCGTTTTCATCGATTTTCACTAAATTATTGTCAATATATTTTATAATGTCTTCCCGCCCTAGACCGGCCTCTGTAATTAACTCGTTCCAGTCCTTAATATTTTTTCCATTACTATTCTTGGGCGGCACCACATAATATATATCATTCACATATGGTCTTATTTTATTATAATTCTGAATTATGCTTTGCAAGCCAGCCTTGTCATTATCAGGCGTCAAGACTACTTCCTTGGACCCTGTTAACCTTAGCTTTTTGCATTGATTATCAGTCAATGCTGCCCCGCCGCTAGCAATAGCGCCAAGGCCGATACTATTTTTATCAAAAATCGATTCAGTGATAAAGCATCGACCATTATGAGCCACATCATCAAAACCAAAAAGAAAATCACCCTTTGAAACATTATTAACGCCGACCAATTTTCCTTCTTTATAAATATTGCGGTCTGGGAAGCGAAATGTTTTATTTATAAAGGAACGTGATTGCCAATATACCATTTCGCCAAATTCGAAGTAAGGCCAAAGCACGTCGTTGCCGCAGTGGTGCAATGCTTGATGCTCGACATCTTCTTGGTTATACCCTCTTCTAATCAGCCACATCAAGATAGATGTCATTAATGTAGAGCCGTGCTCATTTATAATCGATGAACCGGTTGGTAATTGAATCTGGTCTTCTATTATTTCAGGACCAGAAGGTTCTACAACTGATAAGCCGGGCCTAATCCCAGCAATCAGCCGATATGCTTCTTCAAAACTGCAATGTCTTACAAGTCTTATAAAATTCAAAAAAGAAACGTTTCGTTTACCGCTTTTAGGATTAGCTTGGCCTGCCCAAGTTTCATCTCCACGCCAGTCATGACATATACCTTTTTTCGGATTTATGTTAAAATGAAATCCGATATCATCGTTCAGAGGATTGCATATTATATATTCTTCGCCTTCACGTCTTACCTTATAGACGTGATTTTTTTTAATATATTCTATAATCTTTTCAGCTGGAAGGTCCCATTTTTTCATATTCACCCCGATAAATAATACTAATTTATCACTAGGATGAATTTTCTGCTCACTCTAGAGGAGCCATCGGGAAGATTTAAAGTGATTTGGTACTGATATGTGCCTTTTAGAAAGTCAGCAGTGTTCACGTCATACTGGACGACATAAGGGTTAGAGCGATAGCTTCCCTGTCTTAAACCTATCCGGCAAGCCGCTTTGTCTACCAGAGTTTCACAAAATTGAGTCTGAATTGTTATTGTCGGACTCAAAAACGGCATTAAGGGATTTACAAGATTAAAGTTATAATCATATAACGGCAGAGGCATCAATCCGACTTCTAAAGTACGCAGTTCTGGCTGATAGAACTGTTGGTCTATGGGTTCAAATCCAAATCTTATCGTCTGTAACTTATCATTGCAGTACCATGCGTCAGGGAATACCCAGAATCTATGGCAGCAGCTCAGGTTCGATAATGGCATCGGATCTGTGCCAGCTGTGACAGATTCTCCTATTGGAGTATAATACCATACATCGAAATAAACATCTGGTGCGATAAAATCTGCCGGTACCAAAAATGGATAATGGTATTCTCCAACAACATCGGTAGAAACACATAATGGAGCTGGATATTCGGTCGAATCTCTTGGGCTAATATCTATTGTTGCTGCTAGATTAGAAGTTAATACCTCTGATTTATAGATTTCTATTTTAGAAATCTGATATGGCTCAGTAGGCTGACCGGAGTTATAGAACTGAACATTCAGGTCTAAGTATTGGCCAAGCCTTCCGGCTATTCTAGGAAACGCAGTTGATAGTGATGAGCAGCTCATATCATATATTTGATAGATTAACGCCTTGGCATACTTGGCATTGAAGGCATAGATGGCATACTAGGCCGAGAAGCGCCAGAAGAAGACTTCTTCTCTGCTTCAGCTTGCTTTTCGTTTTCTTCTTGTATTCTTTTAAGCCACCAATGTCTATCTTCAGAAGACATAGCAGCCTGCTCGAACAGCGTTAGCTTCCCATATCTCTTAAGAATAAACTGCTGCTCCATCAAGTTGCTATATTGTTTATCGTATTCCTCAGGCTTTAACTGGGCGAAAAAAGCTTTCAGATATCGGTAGTTCCGCTTTAAACTCGTGATCACAATGTGGACAAGTGATGATAACGGTAGTGTCTATACCGGGTGAATGCTCTCTTACCCATTCTCGTATGGTCGACGTGTCTGTAGAGTGAAGTTTTTGTACAAAAGAACGAATTGCGATCTGATCTGTGATGCCCATCACACTAGTGATCATTTTTTCAAGATTTTCGGTTATAGAATCGTCAAGATTATTATTGTCTATCTTCTGTTTATTTCGCTGAGAAGGTAGAGTACCTCCGGATCTAACTGAATTACCAGGTTTAGTATATGCCTGCTTTCTGAATTTTCTTTGCGAAAGAATTTCATTCGCATCGGATGCCCTTAAAAACCTAACGCCGACGAATACTTCTCGGTTGGTTACTTTAGACATGTATGGTAATATTACCTTAAATGGCTCTCTGCCAACAGAAGCATCAGCCCAAGCGATCGTGTTGGCTAAATCATTCAAGTCATATTTATGCGTTGATGAAGCATCGCAACTAGGGCAACCGATCATAAATTCATACATATTACCATGAGTGATACCTCTAAGGAAATAGAGAAGAAATACTCTATCACCAAGCAATAAATCAGCCGGATCGAAACCGTTCGGAAATTTACAGCATTCTCTAAAGAGGTAATCGATAGACTGGCCGCTCTGCGCTAAACGTTGCGTAGCCAACACTTTTTCGGCCGTCTGGCCCATGGCTTTAACCATCACGACGCCATCTGGCCAATTATAATAAATCCCTTTGCTGGGCAGTGTACATTCTTCCCAAGGTATTAACTTATCTTCTGGCAATGCGATTAATTGTCGTAAAAATTCTTCATTGCTGCCGCCACCTAGTAGGTTTTGAAGATCTGGATTATGGGCTTCCATCCTTACATCTTGATCGCCTTCTTCTCTTTCAGGTTTTGGTTTACTTTTGGCGCTGCCGCTAAGTGGAATATCCTCTTCTTGTGCCATGTCGGTTTCCCTAAAATAAGATAGAACTATTTGTACTATTATATGTACAGTCTAGAATTGTCTCGTTAATCTTCAGCATAAAGAGCAAAATCGTAAGATATGGTAGCTTCTACTACTTTTATATCACTGCTAGTATATGATAGATCACCGAATTTTATAGATTTTGGCCAACTTTGGTTTAAAGTGTAAGTCTGGCGTGAAGAAACAGACGGCGTATAAACCAATATTTTACTTTCCTTCTTGTAAGAAGATGCCAAAGCCATACCATATTTAAATGTAAAGACTGAATTCATCCAGATTTTCATTATCTTTAATAGGCCGAAGTTATCATACCAAGTCATCGAAATATCGTCCCAATTTACTTTCTTGGCGAATTTATATTCGACACTAGAGCCTAAAACCTTTTCTTCTTCTACGGTAAACGTAGGTAGCTTGCAATCTTTAAGTGCCAATAAAGATTTAGGGCCTGGCTTGTTTTCTAATGTCTGATCCAATATTTTCGACACATCCCAAAAGAAATTTGTATAATACTCATCAGTAACAGTGTTTAAATTAAAGTTAACAGGAGCTTTATTTTGCTTTGTGTCGCCGATAATAAATCCTGGCAATTTTACTACTCCTATGATAACATGCTTTAGCTAATCAAAACCTGTCATATTTGGACTTTTGGTCTCTTTAACATCTAAATAGCGTAAAGTAACGGATACGCTACCTATAGAATCAGCTTCATAATCAAGATTTGATGGTGTCACATTTAAAGGAAAGCAGTGGAATAGCTCATAAATATGTATGTATCGCCCTTTACCGTCTAATAGCGCTAGTTTAGCATCAAATGAATAGTCTTTAAATTTAGAATAAATGCTTTGCTCTGACTTAAAGACTAATTTTCTCATCCATTCATATATTCTAACAGCAGGACCGTCAGTCCAAGATATTGGTCCCAATATTTCGTTAAATTCTAGTTTAATAGGGTTGTGTTTAAATTTACCAGGCCTATACATAGTACGAGGCCCATTATGGATTGAAATTTCTTCAAAATCCATCGTGGGCCTATCACACTTTTTTAAATAAATTAAGAGATTTCCTGGTGCATCAGAAGACAAAGCACCATTGAAAGCCCGAGCATCAAGAGCAGGTAATAACTCAAACAGCCAGCGATAAGTTCTGGCTGTTTCTAATAAGTGATTAGGCGTGTTGGTAACTGCATAATCAATACTTTTATTACTTTTATCAGCATTACACTTCGATTTTTCAATCGGAATATAAAATCCTGGCATAAAATATTACGCCTTTTAGCTAGGCTGTGAGCAATTCGAGCCCAAAGGACCAGGAATTTGAGGATTAGCGCACTTGCGGATAGCTCTATCGTATCGCATGGTCGCATCGCAAGTCAAGATAGCATCGCCGGTATAGTCTAGTTCTTGCCAATTAAAATTGGTTGGCCAAGTACCATACATATCCCATTGCTCATTGGTATTACCCGCCCCATCAACCAATTTAAGGGTTGCTGTCTTTTTATAATTCTTAGGGTGGTTTACGCCAATAGTGTCCAAGCGACAAACTGACTCTAGCCAAACATACAAGCCCTGAGATATATTAGGATCTTGTTCTACATCATACCAAGTCAAAGTACATGCTTCCCATTCTTGCTTACCAGCGTAATAAGCCTTTTCCTGTTGGTGCTGCATGTCTAGTTCAGAGAATTTAAATGTTGGTCTCTTGGCTTTTTGTAATACCAACAGCTCCTTGGGAGTCCAAGCTGACCCGCCTCGGCCGATGGTTTCGAAGTACCATCGGTATGTCCTTCTAGTTTCCATGACGTTTGAAGGCGAATTTGCTCCAAACATCCCACCACCGATCTGTCCAATATTAAATCCTGGCATTATGAATCTCCTTTAGAATGTTTTTAGATAGTTACAAGGCCAGCAGCAGCCAAAGACTCTTCTGCTGCAAAAGAAGCACCAGTCTTCAATACAGCCATGTTTAGAACAATAAATTCGACGGACTTGGTAGGTTGTAAGAACACCGAAACCCACAGTTCATTCCTGTCAATCCTTTCAGGAGTATTGTTTGATGCATCAACGACCACTTTATAGCCAGTTAGACCCCTTCTTGAAGCAATCTCCGAAAGGAAAGGGTTTACTACACTAAAAACCTGCGCCCAAAGAGTGCGGTCATTAGGTTCGAAAATGAACTGTCGTAAAATGGAGGTCAAATTCTTCTTGATATAAATCATTAACATTCTAACATTAACTCTATCGAGAGCAGTTGGTGAACGTTGAAGTGTTCGCTGGCCCCAGACAACTATGCCATCCTGAGCGAAGCTAACAATTGGGTTAACACTATTACCAGATCCATATAACAAATCCCTTTCGGACTGGGTGGGGTTGTATTCAACAGCAAGGGCTGTTTGAATCCTACCACGTCGTAGACCGGCTGGTGCAAACCAAACTTCAGTATTCTGGGCAGTCCTTGAGAAAATACCTGCGACATGGCCAGAAGGAGGTACCCAGCGTTCTTCAGCGCTGAATTGGTCAAAGATTCTTAGCCAACTCCAATACAAAGCACCATACGAACTATTAATTGCATGATCAAGGTCATCATAGAGAAGACCATTATGCCAATCAATAGCCTGCTGTGGTCTTAGTCCAATTGGAGGATCTACTAAGAATAAAACATCGCCTCGATTTTCGCAAAGCTGCAGCGCAGATCCGATCACAGCACCAGAGCTAAACCCAGGAATAGCAAGTAACATAATATCAAAAGCTTCTGGGTTTTGGAAAGCATAAAGTCCAGAACTTGTGGCGGGATTTCCAATGACTGCAGCATCAAGGTATGTCGCTGAATCTGCTGGGTCGGTTGGAATACCATTAGCCATGCCTCTAAACTGTCTATTGCTAAAAGAGGCTGGTTGCCTGATCTCGCCGTCACCAACATAGGAAGGACGTTCGATCCAATTTATGGTCCCATTGCCATTATTACCACCTATCGATGAACCAGGGTTAATGATATTGGCGATATAACGAGCATCAGCAGGATCGAATGAAACATCAGATATGGAATCGACAGCATAACCAGACGAATCTTTAACAGTAATAATATATTTCTGGCTTGTTGAAGCATTGTTAGTATTAACAAGCTGTACACCGACCGTAAAGCCAGAATACGTGTCTCTAACTGCGTCATATTTTCCGACCCACGTTCCAGCAGAAGTACCGACAAACCAACCCACAATGCTCTGATAATACGCAGCATCTTGGGCACATTCGTCAGAAGTAGGATCTGTTACACATGATAGAGGTACTGTAGGATCATCGCTTTCCACAGGCATTAGAACACGTTCGTCTGAAAATCCGCGGTATGCTCCACCATAAGGGTAAAGCAAACCGACTTCTTCAGTAAAGCGTAAAGATTTAATATTAGTATAATTAGCTAGTAAAAACAAAGAATCTAATTCGTTGTTCGGCGTAGTAGCGATTACAATTACCATACCGGAAGAGTTCGGTACATTAATAGCAAAGGATTCATAATAATCCAATCCAGCCACCGTACCAAAGACATTTAATTGGCCAGCAATATTATCGGCTGTCTGGGCTAAACCAGCTACCAGATTTGCGGTAATAGTAAAGCTCGAAGAAGGAGATACTATCTTTAAAACCAATTGGTTATTGTCGGTGGTTATGTCATAAGGATCAGTCTTGGTTGAAATCACTCGCGCTCGTGGTATATCATATTGATACAACGAGACTCCAAGCGTTAAAGACCAAGCTTCGCCATTGACTATTTGAATCCTATCGCCGTTTGCTGTCGATCTTATCTGTGGCACCACTGCCCCCGATTCATCAACCGCTGCAACAAACACAAAGTCGTGGCCGCCAGTGGTACCTAGCACATTATTTAAAGCATCGACTAGATCAGCAGTATTATCATAAGTCCCAGCACCAATGACATCATCATATGAATGTGCTATGCCTTCGACAGCGATCCTAAATTTTCTATTATTAGGAGTTAGTTCGAATTGGAACATATCACCAGCACTAATTCGACCAGCGCTAACTGTGATGATACCTGAAAGTATAGCACCCTGCACCACAAAAGAGCTAGAAGTGCCGGTGTTCGAACCATCAACCAGAGTACCTTCGGCGACTAGATAGCTCGGATCTGAGCTGTCATAAGAAGTGTCAACAACACGATAGTCGGCACCGTTTATCTTATAATGTGAATTGGTCGCAGGGTTTATATCTGTGTTACTAGTAACTTCTAAAACATAAGTAGCTGACAAGACACCGGCATAAGTCCCAGAGACTGAAAGACTAGCTTCTGTTGTGGGAGAAGTAGACTCTGAGGTAGCATTTTGGAATATTGGTGTCGATATGCTGGCATTATGAAATACAACGGGATCAGCAACTGTTGGCCTACGTAAGTTAATTCTACCGTAGTCGATTCCAGTGAAGACTGGAATTCGACCCCAGCCGTACGTTCGGTTAGGAGTGTTATCGATGCTAATGTCTATCAATCTTGTTGGTAAAGCGGTAGAATATTCTACACCAACTCTCATTATATAACAAGAATCGCCATCTTCCATGTATGCAAGAACCGCATACATGAGATAACTTTCTACAAACGGTGTGCCGAAAGTATTGATTGCAGATTCAGCGCCAGAAATAAACGTGGGGGTATTTATTGGTCCTCGTTGAGCAGTACCGATGAAAGCGGGGCGAAGCGGCCCAGCGTTAGAAGCTACAAGCGAAAGGTCTATTTCACGAGGATATACACCAGGTGATAGATATACTGCCATATTTAACTCCTCTTTTTTTAATGCTGTTCCAACTTACATTAATTTTGCTTAGAATTTTTCGAACCAGAATCATAGATTATCTTAATAAATCCCTTTTTTTGAAGATTTTCCATCTGGTCTTCTCTTAAATGGTCGAGGGGCAATAAAGCATGCTGTCCAGGATTTAGACGAATTTGTTGTTCATAACGATAAAAGCTCGTGCCGGGGGGGCGCATTTGAAGTGGAATCATCTGTTTGCAACTGTTAAAAACTCTAACCATTCTTGTAGATTTAACGTCCTCAATAACAGCGTCCTGTACAGAAGGACGTCTAACTATTTTATTAGATTTTTGTTTTTTCTTTCTGTCTTCCATTATTTATTCTCTTAAGTAGGTGTATAATATGCTGTTACTTGGCCGACAACGGTTGGTACCACCACTTGAGGCAATGGCAACCAAGCTTCCGCTGTAAAACTGAAATCATATTTAACCTTGGCCATAGAATCATTGCCTATTTCTTTATCACTATTATCAGCGGCACTGTTTAACTTCATCTGCACATTTCCGACAAGCTTCCCGTCGAACATTCGCAGCTCTGCCAATGGATTAAAACGCGTCAAAACTTGATATAATATGTACTCTGCATCTCTCTTGTGTTCAGCCCAGACACCCATTTCATAGGTAACATTGTAGGGAACTGGACGATAAAGCTTTGCCACCATAGAACCAGAGGTGTTTAAATACCTATTACCCATTGATAAATAAGTAGGACTAAATTTATCTTTATTAAATTCGTGCGACGTCCGGCTAATAGCAGCGACAGGTAATTTGGTTCTACCGTCTTTTAAATCTCCTCGCCAGACTAAAATCGATTTGCTACCGCCAGCTATCCTAACCTTCATGAATCTGTAGGCATCTTTAGTAGGAACCCTTATACCGGTCCAATATTGCTTAACTGCTTCGTCAAGCGCCCTGAACCCAGGCGTAATAAAATCCTCAACGTATTGAGGATAAGTTTTATATTCATCGCCCGTTAATGTCAGTCTGCCGCCCTGACTGTCGCTAAGCTGGCTCACTGCTGCATCCCTTGGAAGCCCGAAGGGAACATTTTGCAGCGTTTGCGGATTTATAGTGGTATCATGATTAAAATCATAGAGCGCCATAGGTTTTTACCATTTCTGTGATTTTGGTGGCATCTAAATCTCTTATATAATGTTCAGTGTCGGTTTTTTGGGCTTTAAGCTCATCGACCGTCGGATATTCTTTTTTACCAACCAACACCTTTTCTACTATACCAGCATTATCTGTAGAATCCGAAATTTCTACTTGAATATCCATTTTGGATTTAAATTCGTCCTTTATACCTTCAGATACAGCTGGTATAATCTCTTTTATTTTAGCCATAGCCAATAATTTCATTTTCCTTATATCATCAGAGAGACTCACGGTAAGCTCCATTGGTCTTAATTATTTCTATATCGCCCACTATATCTTTTATAGGTCTTACAGTGATATCAGCAGTAATAGATTCTAACTTACACGAAAGATAAAGCCAATTATAGCGGAAATTGCCGGAAGGTGCAGCGTTGGTTACTCTAAAGAAACGAGGTGCTAAGTCTACTTGAGCGCTATTGTAAGGAATTCTAATCACATCACCAGCCCGCAACATCCTTTCGCGGCAGACCATATATATTTGTCTGTGGCTTAGAGATATTTCCATTTTATTTTCTACATCTACACCAGATTTTTTTAGTTCTAACTCTATCGGAGAAGGCTTAAAAAATGCTTTGATCTTAAATGGATTCCAATATGTAGGGTCGGCGTCTTCTTCCCACACTTCACTAACGTCATCATTATTTGTTCTTAAAAAAATGTTAACTTCTGCGCCGACTATATTTATGCTCTCATCGACTAATTTTCTTGCCATTTTTAAATCTGGCGCTTCATTGTCAAACAATGAAAGCGGTGAATTGGTTTGTTCTATATCACTCCTAAAATCCTTGGCCGCCGTCATAAAGTCAGGGATATCATCTACGCTTGAAAATCTTTTTTGAGTCATTGGTGCCTCCTGCAGTATATTTATCTTTATCATCATCTAGCAATAACCAGTGGTGGGCTGTTTTATCCTTAGCCACATCAATAGCCGCCTGCTCAGTATCCAATCTATGAATTATTATACCATCGCTGTTAAACTCAAAATAGTCTTTCCCATCCAGTGTCCAAACGGAGAAAGAAGCTTCGAAATTTTCAATCATCAAAAATACTCCATGAAGATTAAAGAAATAATCAATGAAATCCAATATAAATCCCCGACTACGTTCTTGGATCGGCAAAATCCTAGCGAGTACGATATTAGTAGTATTGGTGACCCATATGAATGGCATCGAAACGGAGGTAATAAAAAAACCAAGCCAAAACGCCCTAAAAAATCCTAATCGCAATCAATTTCTTCATCTCTTGTCTTAAAAACAGAATTCTTTTTAGTGCTATGTAACTTCGCCAAATCATTCTCTGCTCTTATTCTTGGTGTAGCGACATTCCAAACATAATAATTTAATATATCGGTTTCAGTAGCATTACGTGGGCCGACATTTAGCATATGCCTAACGGTACGATCGCCGGTGCCAGGCACTTTCTCTATGATCTCTTGTATATTTTTGGGTTTTAGATTACAATATTGATTTAATGTAAAATTGTTTGCTTCAAGTAGAGCATTGTAGGCCGGCTTTGCTATTTTATATGCGCCCCTCATTATCATTTTCTTCCGGTAGAGCCAAAACCACCATCATTGCGCGCTGTGTGATCAACGACACCAGCAATGATCTCTGGTTTAACTATACATTCGAGCATTGCTTGGGCGATACGGTCACCGTGGTTTATAGTTTGGGCGATATCGGAATTGTTTTTTATAGAAATAAAGATCTCACCACGATAATCAGAATCAACGATCCCTACTTGGTTAGCTAGATTGAGACCATTTAAACCGATAGAAGATCTGATATATAATTTTAACACTAAATCTGAAGCAAATGATGCTTTATATCCAGTCGGTATCAAAATGGTTTCGGTGGGATGAATATATAACCGAGACATTTCTGATTCTTCAGAAGTAATATCGTCTAGTGCTTCGATATACTTCCTTAAATTTGTAGCATATGCATTATATAAAAAATGCTTTTTTCTTCCATTTAGTAAGCATTCAGACATCCGGCGTGTTAAACATGCTGATATGTCAAAACACGCTGAGCCGCTTGTCTCGAATTTCGGCAGCGGCAAATCGTTACCATTTAGCCTTTCTAAAGTTATTTTATACATAAGGCTCCTCAGTAATCTCTACATATCCCTCATGTGGCCCTACATGTAAACCATGGAAAAAAGCGCCATATTTTGGCAGTAATAATTTATAAATCTTGTCAAAAACATACCGCATTTCCCATTCTGCATGGCGGGAAGTACGCATCAAAAGTATGTGTCTTAATTCTCGGACATTGACAGTAAAACCTATGTCATTAGCACACATATTAGGCAGGATTCGCCTGATAGAACTGGTTAATTTTTTCTTTTCGTCGAACCTTATAGTAGAATCGATATCTAATTCATAATCTAATTCATCGTAACCGGCGCAGATATTCTCTAAGATAGCGTCGATCTTTTTTGAATGCTCTATATCTGGGCTAAGAACAACACGTATAACATCCTCTCTGATGTAACGACCAGAATTTTGACTAAACGCAGTACCGACTCTGTGCCTAACAAGTTCATGGGTAAAAATCCTTGAACAGTCTCTAATAATAAAATTAAAGAATACATGTTCAAAGATACTACCATGCTTGACATCAAAACAGCCTTTAATATTATCCTTTATGGATCTTGTTCTAGTGATGTTTTTATTTGTCCCAACAACGAATGACTTGTAACATAACTTAGCATATACAGAACAAATAATCTCCATATCAGACACACCAGAAAATCTAGCTTCTTCGATCTCTCTAACAAATGGCTTGGCATCAGTATCTTCTAAATACTTTGTCAATTGATCTAAGTCCAATGTAGTTTGGCCTATAAGATAAGCGGTCGGAAACACGCGTTCGATTCGACTATTCATTTATTTTCTGTCTGCTCCAATAGATGTAATGTGGTTGATATACCAATCAATAGTTATCTTGAGACCTGAGTCAAAGTCAGTGGTCGCTTCGAAATTAAATTTTAGCGCCGCTTGGGTACTATCTAAGCTTCTTCGGGGCTGTCCGTTTGGCCTAGAAGTATCATATTTTATTAGACCTTCGTACTCCATTAATTGTGCTATCTTGATCGTTAAATCTTTTATACTTATTTCTTTTCCTGACCCAAGATTTATCGGCTCTGGATCATCGTAAACCGCTGTGGCTTGGACTATGCCTTTTGCAGCATCATCCACATATAAAAATTCTCTGGTCGGTGAGCCATCGCCCCATACTACGACATGGTCTGCTTTGTTTATTTTAGCCTCATAAACCTTTTTGATAATTGCTGGAATAACATGCGACGTGCTATCATCGAAATTATCAAGTGGACCATATAGATTAGCTGGTAACAAATGTATTCCATTAAAACCATACTCTTGGCGATAGGCTTGGCTTTGTACAAGCAAAGCCTTTTTTGCAATACCGTAAGCCGCATTTGTCTCTTCTGGATAGCCATTCCAAATATCTGATTCTTTAAATGGAGATGCTGTAAATTTAGGATAGGAGCAGACAGTGCCGACAGTAACGAATTTTCTAACATTATGTCTTCTAGCATACTCCTGCATCAGTATGCCCATCATAGCATTTTTATAAAAAAAAGACCCAGGCGTTTTTTGATTTGCACCAATCCCGCCGACAGCTGCGGCAAGATGAATAACGACAGTCGGAGACAATCTGCTAAATAATTCAGAAACATGAGATTCAATCGTAAGATCAAATAATACTGAGCGATTAATGTAGACATTATTAGGTTTAGCTTTTTGTCCTCTAACGAACTCAGAGCCAAAGCCATTTTCCATGAAGCATTGGGCAACTTTATTGCCCAAAAAGCCGGCGCCACCGGTGATTAGAATCGATTCTCGCTTTAAATTATTCGCCAAGCTTTCTTTTATATTCATCACGCTCTCTCCTTGTGGCTTCAAGATCAAACGACATATAATTCAAATCAGATACTAATGAATCCACTTTTTCTTTAGCAAGTATCGCTAAACCTTTATGGCAAACGGCAATATCGCGCATAATTTTGCTAAAAACACTTCTAAGTTCGAGTGCTGTCTTAGAAGGCAATAAAGCAATCATTTCCTCTAACATCTTTATGTCTTCAAGGATAGCAGTGTACTTCTTATTGATTTCTGATAATTCATCTTCAGAAATTGCGATCTCCTAGATAGAGCGCTCATAACCTGACTCTTTTAATCGATTTTCTTCAGCTTCGACACTGGCGATAATCGACCAAGGGCATTTTCCCTGAGGAGCGTCATTTTTATCAAAAGCTTCTAAAGGCAATGGTGGTGATTTTTTACCTAGAGAGCCATTATAGGTATTAAATTGTAATTTTCTTGGCTTATCCGAAAAATGCAGGATTATAATAGATCTAGAATCGATGTTTGGATGATTAAATTTGTTCAATTTGCTCCAAACACGAAAATCAGGATACTTTTTAACATCTTCTATGTTGAAAACATTTTTATTCTTCAATTCCATTATCTTTCTACTCCTTAAAGCTAGACCATTGGAACCTAGGTTATGATAAGGATAATTACCACACCCACGTTCACATGAAAAATTGTCGCGGCCAAGAGCCTTCTTGCTAATCGTTAGACATTTGGGGCAAATTGCTAACTCAACACCGCCTGACACGATACACACCGCACTATCGACTTTATCTACTGGAATCATTCTATTTTTATGGACTAAGATCTCTTTGCTTTCACCAACCGACCGCAAAGTCGCCCTTTGGGTCGAAGTTTCCTCGATTAGATCATATAGCTTTGAACTTATCGAACCATCAATGTTTAATATTCTGTATCTACCTTCCATATATCCTCCAGTAATTTTAATGCGTCTGATACTCCTGTAACAAACTCTAATGGCTCTGTCAATACCCTTCTGAAACCATACGCAATCCATCTTGCAACAATACATCAAAACGATCATCAGAAACCACATCATAATCGACTAGGCCATTCCGGCCCATCAGCTGTTCTAGCTTGGCTTCAACCTGCTCACCGATCAATGCCTTAATGGTCTGTGTTAATTGCTTCTTGCTTAGCACTTCCAGCACGAGCACAGTCCTAAAATTCCCATTTCTCTTCTTAACATTTTTAAAACTGGGGTTAAAACCGGGATATGGTGTTTTCTTATCCATTTTGCACTCCTTTTAAGCGTAAAGTATATACCTAGAGGAGATAGACCAATGAAAGAATATTACATAATATTCAGCTGTGGATTATTTGAAAAGTATCATAAAATTTTTTCATATGAGAAAGATTCGAAATATTATCTTCCGATTTATACAGACAGCGAAATGGCAAATGCTTTTCAGTCAGCGATTGAAGCTACTTACAAGGATGATTTAAGCATCCATGCAAATCTCTGCACAAATAAAAAACACCTTATAGAAATGCTTCAAACAATAGCTAGTCTGCACCAAGAACTAATTTACGTAACAATAAATCCAAACATCGTTTCAGGCGACACAAAAGGTAATATTAATCTGATAGACGATGAACACGTAATAACGGATTATATAGAAAAATTAGAAAATGAGGTTACTTGTAATCAAGATCCTGTATAAACCCGCCAGCATCTTCGTCAGCATCCTCATAATAAAGCGGTACCTCTTTGACCTTTTTGGCCTGCTTGGCCGGTTCGCTATCAGTAATAGTTAGATCTATCTCTTCTTCCATACAATATATACATAGAGCATCAAAATAATGAAAGAAATATTCGAAACCACTAAATTCGACGAAATAACATATATCGATGAGAATCATTCTTATTGGTTCGGCGACGAAAGACTTGTGTCAGTAACTCAATATCTATCTAAATACAAGCAACCTTTCGATACAGACAGATGGAGCAAGCATAGTGCAAAGAAAGAAGGCGTAAGCCAACAAACGATCATAGAGCGTTGGGATGCTAAAGGAAAAGTAAGCTTAGAAAAAGGAACTATAGTCCACAATGCCGCCGAAATGATAATAAAAGGCGAAGATATAGACATCGCAGGTTTACCACATGAAGTTAAAGTAGCCAAAAAACTCTGGGACGATTTAAAACAGAAGTACAATGCTACTACTCTAAAAACCGAATGGGTTATCGGAGACACTACCGCAAAAGTTGCTGGCAGAATAGACGCTCTTATACAATTAGAATATAATGGCAAATTAGTAACTTCTTTATTAGACTGGAAGACCGGCACCGTAAAATTAGATAATAAATATGAAAAGATGAAGAGCCCATTCAACGGACTTGAAGACTGTTCATTAAACCATTATAGTATACAGTTAAGTTTATATAGACTAATATTGGAGCGCAATTTAAACATCAAATTGAGCCATGGTATATTGATAAATCTGCCTGGTTCAGGGTCTGCTAAAATAATTAAATCGAGGGATTATAGACCGATATTAGAAAAATTATTATTTCCCTAAAAGGTTACTTCGAATCTAATAGTACTTGGGCGGCCAAAGCCAGAGCCGGTTGTGGCGCCAGAACCGACCGAATTTAATTCATATATTTCAGATCCTGAAATATCAGATAACACCTGGCTGGTGGTAAAAGTGGTACGATCTTTTTCAAGGTTAGGTGGTACTTGGACAAAACCATTTACGATCTGATAATCGCGGTAAATCTTAATGCTTTCAAAAGACATATCACTGTCCTCCATTTTATATATTGTAGTTTTTATCTGGCAATATATCTGGAAAATCCTGTCCGCCTTTATTCTTTTCAAAGGACAAAGCTCTACAATAATCAAGTTTAGGATAATTACTCTTGATGCGGTTTATTATCCTTATTTTAGGAACTTCGAGATCTACCTTTTTATTAATAATTACTATAATAGTGCGACTCTTGATTTCATCGGTATAATTAGCCTCAACGAGATCTACGCAGGTGTTTGAAACCAAATAATATGGTTTATAAATGCTTTTCTTGAAATTTCTGGCGGCCATCAAAGATCCGACGGTAGCCAACTTGCCGTTAATCTGAAAACTTGGACTAAATAAATCGCGTTCGATCTTAAAAAATGTCGATTTATTCGCAGCAATAGAGATAGTCTCTGGGGTGCAACATAACTCACCAGCAAACGGGTCGCCTTCCTCTGGAGGAAATGGTACACAGACTAATCCATCTACACCATGTATTTTGGGTGTCAGAGTCGGACAATATGGTAATGGATATGGATAAGGCCCGTCTGGTACGATATAATATGAAATTGGACTACCAAATAATGTTGTCTCAAAAATAGCTGTTACTAAAAGAGCACTAATCCTCTTTTTAATAGTAAGCACGTATTCATACGACCCCACAACACCCATATCATTCTGAACAACTACAACATCATTGGGCGCAAATAAAGTCATGCTTTCGAGGACGCTCTGTATATCTGCGGCTGAAGCGTTATAATATATCCTATCTGAAAAGTAAATGGTTTTATCGACAGATTCGAATTTTAATATATAAAACCCTGCAGTAGCATTACTATACGACCATCTAATCTTTTGCGGCTTACCTCCACCTATTTGAATTCTAACTACCGTGACTTCATCGCCAACTAGATCGACCGACTGTATGCCCAACTGCTTTATAGGCTGAGCTGTCATTTTACCCTTATATTCCAAAGTCCAATCATAAACATTGCCGTTTTGGACTAATGTTAATCCTATATCTTCAGCAGCATAAAAATCACAATTATCAATAATACTTTTCACTATGTCACTATTCGTAGCTGCTGCTTCGATAGGTGCTGTAGTACAAAAAGCACCGGCTGGGCTGTATAATGAAAGAGTATACCTGCCTGAGTTCGCTTTATAACTAAATTTTTGTACTTCGTTAACGCCGATTCCGCCGATCCAATCGACATAAACCACATAATCCTTATTGGAAGTCGATAGCCTTGATACATTTTTTCCAGCCATAGAACCAACGAAATCTATGTGCCAAGGTCCAGTATATGGTCCATCATAATTCGTAGTCTGGCCCGAAACAGTTACATTTCCAATACCTATGGACGGTAAGGCAAATAAGGCAGCTCTAACAGTATTAAGACTAGCATCATAAGGAATAGTAACTGTTTGCTCGCCATCAAAAAAAATCGTAAAAGCTCTATTAGAAGCAGAAACATTGCTTATAGTTTGTCTTTCATTCTTTGTACCGACCACAGAACGATTTGTAAAAGCAAAGTAAGTTCCAATAAGCCCTTTGCTAACCGATTTCATGATAGGAATAGCCATACCCTTCAATGACCCGACGAACTCGATTCTAAAACTTCTAGTTTCGACTGCTGTTACCAGAACATTGTTTGGTCCGATAAGCGTATTAGATTCTAATATAGTTTTTAAGGCTGCAGCAGTTGCATTATAAGGAACAGTCACAGTCTGCGTCACGCCGCTTTTCGCAAACGTAAGTTTATAAGTACCACCATCCGCCAGCGGGACAGTTATATACTGCACTTCATTAGTAATTGAAGTCTCTGATATGTCAGCTATAACAAAATTTGGTTTTACCTTCTTAGCAAAAAGACTAATAGCTCCTATTTTTGGGTTAGGGATATCGCAGCCAGAAGGACGATCAGAAGTTAACGATGTACCATTATATATTAATTGGCTAGAAATCGGCGCGGAGCATTGATCAGCACCTGTTCCCGACGTATTATCTAATATTTCCTTGAAGGATAGCCATACGCCTACTTGCCCGTTTATCGCATTACCGATTGGCGGCCCCAAAGCAGTGCCGTTTGCGCTTGGTGGCCTAATATAGTCCCATCTACTGCTAGGAAATATTCTACTAAGATCTTGCGGTACTTCTAATATAGAACCTATATTAATGGTTCGAGTTAATCTCTTTGTATCTTTATTACAATTGGTATAGTCAAGATGAACAACGATATCAGTAGCAGGATCTGGTTTGCAATTTGATTTATTATCAACACAACTTGGTGGTGTGTTGTTACGATCAATTATCTTGTTCATTAAAAAGAAATATTCTATCGATTCTACAATCATGTCTGTTTTAAAATCACCAAAGAAAATCGAATAGGTATCTGCGATGTCCGTTGGAACGTATTTCCCTGTAGCTTGGTCATATCTGCTAGAACCTGCAGGTATACACCAAATACAATTGTTATATAATGTAACGTCGGTTACTTTGAAATTGGTGATAGCTTCCATCTGCGAATCACTTTGCCTTATTTGGTTTAGCACATATTGAGAAGGAGTGCCGCCATTACCGTTCTGCTTCCAATAATTGCATGTATCACTATAATCGCAGTCAATTGGAACATTACTTCCAGCATAGGGCGATGACCTCCCATCAGTAATAACTTGACGATAAGCCATCTTCTTAACATTAGGCCTGCCGTAATCTCTATAAGTTACTTTAACAAAAGCTGAAAAAATATTCACTTCTTGGCGCGGGATACCGGTGACAGAAATGTTTAATTTTACATCTTTAATACCGTCTAGAATCACGGTCTGATCCAACAGCTTACATAACTTAATGCCATAAACGCCAACACCCTTAGGTATAAATTTAGAGCCATCAAATTCAGAAGTAATCGCCCCAGGTTTTAAATTATTCTTAAGCGTAATATTAAATGCTGCTGGCATGTCAAACAAGTAGGTCAATGACCCTGCAGTGGTAATTGCTGTCGGATTAACGCCTTGGAATGGGACCGATTGCACTTTTAGTTTTTCTAATGGTGTCGAGTCGAGTCGCGCCGGCAAATAATGAAACCTACTACCACCAGAAGTAATAATGTCGACCAAACCAGTAAGATTTTGCCCAGCATCGTCAGCACCTGTGCGATAATCAGATGTGGTTATGGTTAAAAAATATTTTCCTGCTTCAAGATTATAGTTCTTGCTGACAGATTCGCCATATCTAAGAACCAATTCATTACCAACAAAAGAATCAGAAACAGTAGCAACAGAACTGTTATTAAGATCCCAACAATTCATATTTTTTGGCCCAAAATCATGCCTCTCAACACCCTTGACACCGACTGAACATTCTAAAGAGTCCCTAAAGAAAATACTGCTCACATTACCGCTTACCTCATAACTATTTAATAAAACAGCTATAGAAGGAAAAAACTCGATACCTTTATTATCGACACCAGCGGATGGTACGGGCACATAATAATAATCAAGCATTATTTTGGTTGGCGAAGTGTCAAGCGATGCCCAAATAACAGAACCGCCAAAATCATCTATCGCTACCCAGTCTGCACGATTGGTGACAGGATAATATGCTGGTATAATAAAAGTATCTAGCATATTATATTGTATCCCTGCCTGACTCGCAAACACTTTATTTAGAATCAAAGGGTTTATAGAGATACATCGGCCTGACTCTGGCGTAATTAAATTCTGATTAGTGTCTAAAATATCGTAGCACAACAAAAGCCCTGGCAATTTTTGGTTAGCGACAAATTCTGAAATTGGGGTAGCAGGCAAGTTCTTTATAAGATAGTTAAATATCGGCGCACACATAAAGCTAAAGCTACGCAGATTTGCCATCCCAGCCATAGGTAAATCAAGACTGACTATAGGAGTAATTTTAGTCACAATGCCTGTTTTATTGAAGATCGACACATCATAAACATAAGATCTTAGGATACTATAGCGTTTAATGTCTTGGGAGCCTGACGCATTAAACCCTACGAATAGAGCGCGATGGCCGGCAAATTCCGTAACGCCATTATAATCATAAGACGGCACATATCCTATACCAATACCAGTAATAGAAGGATATCTCCGTTCTGTCCTAGGTACTATATCTATACTATTAACTTCTATTTCTGATGATTTTCCTGTAATCACATCCACAGAATAAAGATGTCCAGAACCCGTGCCTATAAACAATAACCTCATCCCAGGATCATACGCCTGAGCAGAAGGAGCATTATTGTCGAATCCTATGACATTATCAAATAAAAAAGGTAAAAAAGCAATTGCAGAACGCTCTCGCGTTTTCATATTCATAGCAAAAAGCCTATAAGAAGCGTCATCAGACCGCTCTATATAAAAAACTCTATCAAACACTGAATCATAACTTATCAGAGATTCATTGTTTGCTAAAATCTCTGGTGCACGTGAGGATGTGTCTGGTAATGTGTAACTGCTGTTTATCTTAAAATGGGTCAGCGATTTTAAATTCGAACCTTTAAACAGAGACCCACCTTGCCATAATTCTTTAACTGAACCAAAGGCAGATACGCCTGGTGTCGTATTAGCGCCCACATAACCACATAAAGTATTAATAGAACTAGATATTTGGTCAAAATATTCACCGCCGGTTGCGGTTTGGCTATCTATAAGCACAACCGCTGCACTAGCGATACCAACCGATGCCACGAAATTATAATAGTCTTGAGACGCGCTAATTGTCTCATCATTTAATATAAACAAAAATTTATGCCCACATTGTATGGCTTGCCGAAATGCTTCGAATTGATCAGAGCCACCCACAGCAGAGTCGACATAATTAAAATCATCGTCTAACGACAATCCGGTAGAACGATGGTCGACATAAATGCAAAAAATCTTCGTCGCTAAAGATCTAAATCTAAGATAATCAGCTGGTTCTACTTTCTTGAGGTCAGCGCCGTTTAAAGAAAAATCATTATCAGCCATACCTGATAAATTCTTGGTCGAATCGATTAATATCTGATAATTTAAAGGACCAGTATGACCACTAGTTCGAAACATCTGGTTAAGCATTAGACCACTAGCTGGTACTAAATCAAACCGCCAACTTCCATCTAAAGCCTTGCCGGAGCTTGTTAGAGCTAATTCCATCCTAAACCCGACAGATCTAACTATAGATGAAACTGCTATATTGCTAAGACTGCCATATGATTGATTATTAAACCCATAAGTAAACGCATTCGCAGTCGAAACACCGATAATGTTAACAGTCGAAGAATTGACAGGCTCTGAAATCATGGCCGCATATTTATCAACCATTATCCTATCGTTTTCGCAAGAATTATCCCAAAATCCCTTTAAAGTATTCAGTGAAAGCTTATAATATTGTTTACCAGCAAAGAACCCAATATATTCGGGCGTACCCCTGACTTTCGATATTGCTAACCTATAATCGTACCCACCACTAAGTAAAGCTTTGTTGGTTTGTAGCAAAGCCCTTCCTGGAGCGACTCCTGTGTTTAAACTAGATGCATCTATGAAATGTAAGTCGATAGAACACTTATCACTATTCTTTCTACAAGAAACCGACGTACCGAATTTTTGAAAATTTATTGTAGGTAGGTTCGGGATAGTCGATGTGTTAGTTGGTATACTTGCTGTTGTGTCTAAATTAATATCCTGCCCTAAGAAACTCACTGCATTAAACGATGCCAAAATCACATTCGGTCGTCTTATTAATTCCCTTAAAGAACCTGGGATTTTCTCTACATTAGTTATAAACTTGTTGGTGGGCGGTGCTGTAGCAGCGGGCGTGTCGCAGGCTTGATAATCGATACCATTTAGAATCCTAGGTAAACTGCTTTCAACAGTTTTATACTTATCATTACAAACCATTAGTAATGAATCGACATCTACAGAGATTAATTCGACATAATTGGATCTCGATATATCTGATTGATCTGCCATATTAATTTCCTAGAATCTTATAGGCTGTAATTTTCTTATCCGATTTCGGACGCGTTACTTTAAAAATCAATCCAAATCGTTTTAAATCGCTATGATTATCGCCATCTGTCCATCTTTTGAAAAATTCTTTTTTCGGCAAATAACCATTATTTTTTTTCTTTTTGAATGGGTCTTCAAAAAAGATATTATCTTCGTCGCACCCCATAGCCACTACAAAGTGACCATGATCATTTGATCTTATCAGGCAAAGTATCGGATTTCCGATTTTAATTTCCTTTTGAAGTCTAGAAAGAGACATGCCGTGGTATTCTTGAAAATTAAGACCTAGTAATTTACAAGCACTAACTAATTCTTGTGTGCTTGTGCCTTTGCCTTTGGTACTACCCAATAACCTGGTGTATTTTGATAAGTCGTTTTTATCTTCGGGATGTTCGTATTCATAGATCGACTTCAGAGCTGCCGCCCCGCAGTCATAGTCGTGCTTTTGAGCAACCCTTGGCAATGATATATTAACCTTCGTAGTCTTCATATAATATATTTAATCGCCACGATTGTACGATGCCCAATCATCAACCAACGATAATATCCGTTTTTTCTCGTTGAGTGCTTTACGCTCTGTTGTGAATAGTATTGATTCTGGGTGCCAATCTCCGCTACCATCGAAATAATAGAATTCGCCGGTATTAGCGCAGCGTTTGATAGCCGACACTTCGAAACATATTATATTGAATTGGCCGACAAGAAGTGATGATAATATGCTGAAAACCGCGCTAGGTAGTCTAGGACATATATATTTTGATTTTGTATTGTATTTATATATCTTTTTAACGAAGAATATCTTTGGATGGCAAGCTAACATCCAATTTAGTTCGCTTGGTACTAGATCCTTATCGGAATTAGTGTATAAATCTATAAAATATAATTTATTTCCTATTTTATATTTAGATAATTCGATTACAGATTTGATTTTTTTCTTGATCATTAACCAAGGATAACCTTGTTTATAGCTTGATTTACTATGTCTTCCGCCATTTTCTTTTTTACGCCAGAAACGATAGATTCCCAACTGGCTCCGGTTTTGATCTCGATCTGGTGGTCACCATTATTAATCGGTTGTCCAGCCATAGGCACTATTCTAACGTTGCTTGCGCCGATAGACTTTATTTTCTGGATTGCTTCATTGACATTGAGCATCTAAATACTCCTAAATAAATTATTAAACACTTCTAAAGCCAATTTAAACGTTTCTTTCTTTCCAATCGTACTGCCGAAACGCCTTCCAAGCGACGGTCTAAATATAGCATATTTACCACCATTCAAAATATGTTCATCTATAGCCTTAATAATATTTGTAGCGCCTTGACCGACAGGATAAAAACCGGAACCAGTTTTAAAATCCCTAGCAATTATGCTATAAACACAAGTTTTAAGAGGCTCAAACCAACGATCGTGAGGATTCTTATTGCTTTTCTCCATAAAACGGCAAGGATCATATGATAATTTAAACCTTTTGTGTGACGATAAAAACTTCTGAAGACTTTCTGTGTTATCTAGTAACATCGTATCAGTCATTTCTAACACCGGTACAAGCGACATCGACACAGCAAATGACGATAGTTTACTAATGAAATCATTGAAACTTGTCATATCGATAAATGATGATTTTTCGATTCCGATCTGAATAGCTTTGGCTTTAAAATATGATGCGATCGAAAGTTCTCTATCTATATCCTTTTGTACTATTGTTTTTCCATGTCCCAATTCTATCCTTACGATATTGATAGGCATATCTGCCAATTTTTTCTTAATTCTTTCTATGGTAATGTCCGGCAAAGAAGTTAGTGATAATCCATTTATATTAAGTATAGATGCTGATTTGAATCCGCTGTCTCTGATAAGATCTATAGATTCATCGATGTTATCATGATGTTCGTCGATGCAGGCCGAGACTTCTAAATTATTACGATAGGTCAATGACGTGGTCATATTGTGGGCCAGTTCCAACAAGCGTTACAGGTATTCCGGCAACATCCTCAAGCATCTTTATGAAATCAAGGATCTTCGGGGTAAGTTTGTCTCTTGATGATGAAGCAAAGCAAGTCCAGTCGATGTAATTAGCAAAATTAAGAGCTAATTTGGTAGCGCCATTAACCATCACAGCCTCACGCAGTTGTCTTTTAGAAAAAGAAAATACTCTTCTGACCCTCTTTGTAACTGTCGTTTTCTCTTTTTCTCTTAAGATAGTTGCATATTCTAATGGCATCTCTGATTTTCTAGCTATTTCTTCCCAATCAATTTCGACCTGATCGTCATACCCTCCGCCAGAATATCCCTTCTGAACGCCTTCTTCAATCACATTACCGACTCTGATTGGATAAGGCCGAAGTACAAGGTAAACATCACCAAGGTACTTTGGAGAAATCCCCATATCGGCTAAGTTTTGAACTGCAGAAGTGCCACGGCTAGTGCAAGTGGGGTATGAATGACCGTGGTTGATGTCAAGTGAGAATCCTTGTGCGCCTTCATGTAAAAATGTGAACGTAGCTCTAAGCACACAGTCAATATATTCGTGAAGAGCTTCACAATGGTGTTTACACATTACATTAAATGGATCAAAAAGCGACATGTCCTCTAATATGGCAGAAGGTCGTGTCCACGTTTTGCAAAATACAAATCTGCTTAACTCTTCATAATCCACTGCTAGCTTCGTCCCCGGCAGCCTTTGTATCTTGTCTGCTATGGCAGCACCACAACCTTGCATTGTGCTCGCTAGATGCTTAGTGCTGTCTTTGCCTTCATTTTCCCTTGCTCTGTGCTCTTCCGTGATTACCATAGCTCTTTGGTGAATAATAAGCCTATCTATACTTCCTGTTAATTCTACTTCTTTCATCAGCTGTAGTAAAGTAAATGCAGAAGAAGAACCCATGATTATCCAAGGATTGTAATTTGGTAGCCATTTCCTCAAGATCGCAGCCGATGGCATCGCTTTTGCAATATATGCAGTACCGTCTACGTTAACAGCTGTATGACCAGCATTAGCCATGTTTGTATTTGATAAAAATTCGGGTCTGTATTTTTGTGCGAGATAAGAAGTTATCAGACCTTTACCAGTGCTGCCGAACTGACCATCAGTAACCACATTGAACTTACCGCGTTGCATCTTGAGCCTCCGCCGAAGAATTATTCAGATAAGATTTTATCAGTTCAAGCATAAGATTCTCTTTACCATGAAAGCCTTCATCGTAAGCATGCCTTAAAGCCCCGATGTCTATATTATTTAATACCTTTTTTAAATTTATAGCATTGTCAATTGCTTTTAATCTGTTTAGTATATCAGAAGCTTCAGCTGACATACGCGATTTTTCAGAATGTAACCATTGTTCGGTCTTAAATAAAAGACCGATATCATCATCAAGCTGGTCTAATATTTCAATAATGTTCATTTTTTCACCGTATTAATGCTTCTAATTATGCCCTTGGTCTGCTGAAGACTGGCACCGAACCTTTTTGCAGGTTCGCAAGCCAGTAAATCTTCAATACAGTCGAGATTACCACTCACTTTTATCGGGCACTTTAAGAATTGCGACATGTTGGTGATAAAAGCGCTGTGTATAGCTGGATTGGCTTTATAATTCTGAGTCTTTAAGGTGATATCATCTCGAATTAAAGTCGGCGTCTTTAGATCACGAAAGGCTTCATAGGCACTGGCTAGATCTGCTTCATCCTTAGTCCTCGTGCCTATAACGAATCTTATCTCGCAAAGCTCACCGATAAACTTCTTTAAAAACTCAGTGCACGAAATAATTTCTTTTCTAATATCACCCTTTTGCTTTTTTGGCGATATGTATATTTCAAAACCATCTGTTTCTAAAGAATCTAAGCTTAAGCCCTTGAACTTGTCTGTAGAAAAGACTTCACCCTTAGGCCAATCTACTGGCGTAATGATCTTATACTTCCCTTTCGATCTGCCTCTGCAAACCAAAGCATCAGAGCTTAATGAAGGATGTACTATAATCGCAGGCAAACGATACTTGTGAGCTAATTCGAAAGATTCTAAGATCTCATTGCCTTGGAAAACATCTATTTCGATTCTCGTGAGCAGTTCGCCATTAGTCATTTTCTTGTTCCGTGATTTTATCAAGTGCGCCTTTTAGAGCATCAATATCTCTGATAATATTTACATGGTCTAAGAAATAAAATGATTTCTTCTCGAAATCTTCACCGTTAGTAATAATCACGACCGGTTTACAAAGCGCTAAAGCTATACCAAGCTCGACATGCGAACCAAGCCTCGCTGGCATTAACATAACCAAAACATCGCAATCGACGACACCTTGATATTCTTTAAGTCCGATCTCCTTAAGCGAAACCTCATCGTTTACACCACCATGGGTGGTCCAATCATAAGTAATAGTGCATTGCAAATATGCAAGATACTTAAATAAAGCTTTAACATTGGTTTTATTATATAAACTAGAAGCAACGTAAATCTTAGTCATTAACCTTCTACTCCTTGGGTTTTAAATAATCACGCAAAATTTCAGACGCAGCCATCTTATGATCAAGTTTGTTGAACATAGACATAAAAGGCCATGGGTTGACAGAGCTACAGAAGGTGAATTTATCTCTTTCCTTCTCAGACATCGATTCAAAAGCCGTAACATAATATTCTGCTTCCTTCTCGAATCTTTTCGCCCTGTTTTCTGGCAATACATCAGGATTTGTTCCATAAAAATGTAATTTCTTTAAATCCGTCGATGGATTCATATCAACGCCAAAGATGTAAATCTTATCGAAATTCATCCAAAGCGCAATCTGCATGCTGGCGAATACGCTACTTCTGCCTATGCATAAACCATCAACTAAATCCTTGCTAAAAGATTTAACGCCAATGTTTCTAAACTGAATAGTGCCCGTCTTTCGTCTTTGTATGGACGATGAATTAAAAATTGTCCCATTAAATTCATCCCAAAGAGCAGCGTGCCTTTGTATCTGGGAAGAATCAAAAAAAGCCCAGTAATCAGTAGGCCATAGCCTAGGGTCAGGATAGTTTACAGATAAAAATTCTATTCCTGGCCTGTGCTTGAGGCTTCTCAAATCGACTTCATTCAGCGTTGGGCCATTGCCTATGATGATAAGCGTTTTCCCTCGGCCGGTGTCTTTCAAAGATCTAGTCTTTTCTAAATAAATCGGGTCTACAGTACGTGAAATATAAGTAACACGTGGTTCCCGCTTTTTCTTTATATCCTGTCTTTGCATCGCCTGCTGCTGGCGAACTTCAACCGCCCCTGCCTTCTTGGGCGCAACTCTGGCACTATCTTGAATTTTCGTCGGTGGTTTTTCGGGCTTAGGTGGTAGAGGCGCAGAACGCTGCTGGTGACGCACGCCTGGTTGAGGACCATTTACTATCGATACTTTAACTGCCTGAGCTTTTAGTCTAGTCAGTAGATGGGAACTGTGTACAGCATTAGGCGAAATAGCCCTATTGTATCTCATGTCATTTTCTCGGGTTATGTGTCAGGGTCTTAAGACTCCTATTAATTTTTGGTATGAGATTGTATTGGGAATCTGACAATAATTTGTTTAAACCAGCTTTCTGACTATTTTTCTTATTAAGTAAACTAAACATGCAACGATGTATGGTAGTGGTAAGCAAATTAAATACCGGTGCTCTTCCGGGAGTATATACCAACCTATTATTAACCAATTTATTTATTACTTGCAATAGTGCATCATTAGAAAGATCACTATATTCGTCATCATTCAAGAGATTAAAACGCATACTAATCCCTGTGCACATCTTACCAATATCAGCAAGAAGGTCATGCCATGATGCCGAAGTAGGTTGTTCTTTGATATACCCTTCTTCTAAAAGCTTAGGGATCACTTCTAACCTCTGCTTAAACATGTTGTTTTTGAGCGCATTTCCCATAAACATATTATCCATAGTGAACAAACGTCTATCTAGTGTGAAAGGAGTTTTAGAAGAGATATTGCAAAGACGATATCGACCTGTTACAATGTTATTACGGGATTTGAAAAAAACGGGGATAGGAAGGGCTAAACAATGTATTTTATACTCAGATCTAGGATCAAGCAATTCCTTCCCATGTTTTTTAAGAATTCTCCCGTCAACCATTGCCGGCGAGCAGGGTTTTGTATACAATAAATTGTAGGCCCTGTATTGTTCAAGATCTGGGTGTGACGAACCCAGTATCCAAAGGTACCAGGTTTTCTCCAAAACGGCGCTATCACAATAGTTTGCCATAGAGAGGACTCCTAAAAAAGTTTGTCAAAATGAAAGGAATTTACAAATGAGTTATGAACGCCAACTGTCAAAGCTTTACCTACGAGGTTCTTTAGTGAACGTATCGATGAAAGAAATCGACCCACAGGAAAAGCAATTAGTCGAATTAACATTTTCTAATCTCATCAACGAACCAGAATTAGAACGCTCAAAAACCAAATTTATAAAAAGGTTTAATAGAACAATACGTGCTGACTATAAAGACGATGTCACTACATCAGAGCAAGATTACTTAGTGGCATTATGGAGAGCATTAGTAGATCTACTGGTAAGTCGCAAAATCAATGGCTTCACATGCCAGAACTGTAAAGCAACCAGCTACCAAAATAAAATAGGTCTGACTATACAATTTAATCAATGCTACCACATTTCGCCATGCTGCAATAGAATCTTGGTAGGCCAAGAATTTAAAAATCCTGACGACTGCGAATTGAAGACTATAGAATCATCTAGGTCTCCAATATTCGCTAACAAGGGCGAAAGGAAGTATAGCGACGAGATACTAGCCGACCGCCAAAGCCTTATAAAGTTTGTCAGTAAGCACATATCGAACTATCAGCAGCAAGTAATCAAAGAGAATCAACAACAGAAGTATCTTACCGAAAAGACTGTACAAGTTCCAGCTACACTTAGTATAATTAGCGCTTTCGCTGCGGTCTTGATGAAATCAGGCACTAATTTCGAAGTCAAGTATAAAGCACCAAACGGCCAGCTGATATCGACTAACCTATTCCATGATGTTGATAATAAGGAAGATATCTTAAACAGGATAATGAGAGATATCAGCCAAGATTATAATGAATATCATATAGTGTTTGATACATTCTATTGTGGGACTGACGATATTATCTCTATCATGCTAATATTGCAAAACCACGCGGATTGTGGTATAATACACGAATTGCATGATGACAAGATAGTCATAATCAGTAGAGAAAACCAAAGTGTCAGTATGAAAAAGACATTTAAAGAGAAAATCAAATTCACTACCGGTAGAACAGGTGTGAACTCAAACGGCGATGATTCTGAAGGATTGGACAACTTAGTTCAGGGAGGATTGGCTATGCTTGGATTTGGTGATGATCACGAGACTCAAGTGGAAATAAAAGAGATAATCCACAAGGTCGCGGATAACTTAAATGATTTAAGTAGGATAGTATGGATTTTGCAGGTGCAGAGTTCAGGCTTTATGATCGACGGCGAAATCGACCGTTTTCACGAATATACTTCTAAATATCCAGGCGCAAAGCTTAACAATACCGATCTTGCCGATTATCTTGGCGTAAGCACAAGAATAGTTAAGAGATGCAAAGAAGAAATCGAAACGCAATGTTTCTTCCATGGTTTAGGTTAGGATCTTTGGGCGGTTTAAGACTTTATCAAAAAACGCAATTGCGTCTGCTTTTGCGTTAGGATTATAACTACGCCAATTAAGCAAATGGCCGAAAGTCCAATGGCAATGACTAGCAGATTCGCATAGTGTAATAAGATTATTCGGATCTAATTCTAGCTCAGGGGCTAGATGGTAAGGCATGAGGTGGTGAACTTCAAGCGAAACTCTACCACCACACGCCAAACACATTCCATTTAATTCAAGATGAACCGCTCTAGCTTTTTTCCACTTAGAAGATCTAGGCTTAGAGGCAAAATCTGGTTTCGCAAATAAAAGCCTTGGTTTATTTAAATAATTAAACCTAAAATTACCTTTATCGCTACTCTTAAGATTTTTCCCCATGGTAATTTACCAACTTCCTCTCCATCGCCTTTAGGTAAAAGCGATTCTAAACTAGCAATTGCTTCTTCATTAGAAAAAGCCAGTTCTTCTAATTTTACGTCAGACAAAGCCATCGCTTTAGGTGTAATTGGAACTACCTGCTGGAGTGAATATCCAGCTAAATTCCAAGCAGCTAAAATAAGATCATTGTTCTGCACTTCGCTACCACGCAATTTATCGATGATAATCATAATTGCTTCAGTTGGTAAACCTACAGGGAACGGGGTCATTGCCATTTTATTTCTCCTTGATTGTGTCAGATTGTAAACTATTAACAATCTTACTATCATATTTACCATTTTGTGCCATAGTCTGAATGATTAGACCTTCTACTTTCTCTCTTAAAATACCGCTGTCCTTTGCAAGAGCAGAAGTTTTTCGTTCGACTCTGTCAATGTCTGCTCTAATGGAAGACGTATCGCCGAATATCTTCGTTTGCAAGTCTGTTATCTTGTCTAAGCAATGTTCCATGTTATCCAAGAAGCTCATGTGCCTATCCTTCATTGGCAGCACTACATTACAACCAAACCACCTTATGCCTTGCGCGACGAAATACGCAAAAGCTGCTAGAATACCCATTGGAATGCCAAATTTCTCTATAATACTAACCCAATCTGTATCGACCATGGAGAAAACCGAAGTGATATCCATTGATATATCCTCTTAGGGCCTATTTAAGTAAATTTGAATAGACTAAAAAAGGATAATAAAATAGTATTAGATAGGCTCTAATTTAAGATGAGTAGCCAATTGGGTAATGCCTTTATAAGATTTTATAATATCAGCCTCTAATTTTTTATCGCCTCCAGCCAAAGCATTGGCGTCAGCTTTCCCAAACTTTTTATTCTTTTGAAGAGTGGGTAATATATAATCACTATATATTTTATACAGTGCTGGAATATCCTTTTCTTCGAGGTCTACAGCACCTAAAATAGAATTAATTATCTTGTCATAAATCTGCACAGCACCATCGATAGCTAATTTGGCAACTAAATCATTCTTACTTCGGCCGAACTTGCCAGAAGGACCTGCATCCATATAATCTTTTACGCCTTTAGCTTTATCCTTTGCCCAGCCTGCCCAAGATCTCTTTGGTTTTTGGTCCGCTTCATCTTCATCTACGTCTTCATCCACATCTGTGGCTTCATTGATTGATTCTTTAATGCTCTTGCTATTGTTTGCAGCATATTGTATGATCCATTTCTGGTTGTTTGGCTGAGTAATACCAACTGTCTTGAAGAAGGCCTGCCACCACTGGCTATTAAGAGAAGCTGAAGAATGCACAGTCGTGGTACCAGGAGCCAAATCCTCTTGCGATTGGCTAGCGTTAGAGATAAGGGCCTTAATTTGTGGTCCTAAATTCTTATTGAACTTCATTGACAAAATGCAGACTAGTTTTTCCGACTTATCCTCTGTCGTAAAGTGTGACAAAGCATTTGCTAGTATTCCAAATATGTTCAGGTTTCCACCAAAAGAATTATTAGTCGCACCGGTCGGTAAAAAATTATTTCCCTTTTTGGAAAATTTCGTAAAGAATTCGTCAAAATGAGTTTGGCAAAGAGCTAATTTAAACCCATATTTTCTTTCGAAGTCTTTTGGAGTGGTAGTTGGACTTTCGTAACAATTAGCGGCAGCACATACGCCTGAACTAGCCATATTTTTATACCTTATTTAAACCAATGATCATCATGGCCATCAGGGATGATTATATTATCATCACCGATGAATCTGCGTTCGTCTCTGGCTGATAACTCGGTGTGGTCTCTTTTTTTCCTGCACTGTTTACAATATCTAACGCCAGGGTCATTACTGACGAGTGTCCCGTTACACCATCCTAAACATTTTACTTTTTTGCCTTTCATGACTTCACCGTGTTCTTCAGAAGTCAATTATCTTGACTATTATATGTTTACTTTCGGCGTATTCCAAAGCATTCTCAGTAATACTTGGAGCCACTATATATCCTACACATTTCTTATTTATAGCTGATAAATATTCAACGTATCTAATAGCTTGTGATACATTAGCTATAGAAGCTTTTTTTCTTTTAACCTCATAAGAATGATAAATTGCAGAAGCGTCGATCCTTACAAGATCTATTAACCCCAAAGATTTTGTGTCATATTCTTCGATATACTCATCGTCTGGAAAATCAGCCTTTAACTCACAAATCAGCTTTTGAACTAATTCGGCCTCAGTCCTAAGCATTAGTATTTTATTATCATGCCACTCAGCAGGGCTAAAAGAATGAATCATTTCACATATCGTTATCTTGATGGTTTCAGATCGATTTCTTGCAATTATGTTATTACTATCGAACTCTATCCTAGATCCTGCAGACATATAGTTGATCGGTTTAATAAGCCTAGAAGTATGAATCTGTAACGATGCATCGGACTTTATTATTATTAGATAAACACCGTTCGATAATTTGCTCAAACCCCTACCATCATACTCGACTGAACAATTCGCTAAAATAATATGGCTTATCAAATAAAAACCTCGGTAAATAAGAGTATTTACCTCTAACTAGGAGATCGCGATGGACAAGGCTTTAATGCAAAAAATGTTTATAAAACTTTTCTCTACTAGGCAAATAGCACACGTCGAACATCTAAAAACGGACATGTTCTCGGCGCATATCGCACTTAACGAATTGTATGATGAATTATTAGGGTTAACAGATGAGTTAATAGAAACGTACCAAGGGCAATTTGGCCTGATTGAACCTATCGATAAATTATTCTTAGAATATGTTGACATTATCGAGTATCTTGAATCATTTGCCTCAGAAGTAGCGAGAATTTCAGAAAAAATGCCGGAAGGATGCGGTCATCTTGGAAACATTATGCAAGAGATAGGCTCTTTAATGTATAAGACGATTTATAAACTAAAATATTTAAAGTAATTAAATACCCATTGCCGTGCGGCCAAAGAACTGATTTGGCATACCCATCATGGTCTGTCGTGCGGCATATGGCTCACCAGGTTGCTTTGGCATCCTATTTGGTGCTCCTAACACGACGTAGCCTGATTCATGCGCTGCGAGAACATCCGTTATGAATTTAATTATTTTAAATACCGTCGTTTGACGCCTAGCACCAGACATGCCATTTGCTGATTTCGTGATAATACCAGATTTAATTTGCCTAGCTAAATCATTTAAATTATTATGAAATGTCTCACCTAAAAACATTCTCTTATTGCCAAGAACAAATAAATTCCAGCCAATGATAGCTCTGCCTAATGATGTATCAATCTCAGAGGCGTATGGCACCACCTCGACTTTATTTATTAGGCAAATGTCAGGATCAAAGGGTAAATCCTGTAAAAGAGGAGGATATACTAATCTATCAAACGAATCGACAAATCCTTTCCCGATAAAATAGCGAATCAGTTTTCGCCTCACCGTTTCGGTGTTTGCAAAGTGCTTGATCAGATCTATGTCTTGTGTGTCCATATATTTATATTTAATTCCCAGATAGTATAGAAAATCTGTTAATTCTTTTTACCTTCAATTCCCTATCAAAAACATCAAACATTTGGTTACGGTGTGAAATAATTAATATATTGTCGATCCTAGATGACAAATCATTTCTAATAATGCTAATAAGGCCTTCGATACCATCTTCATCCATCCTGCCATCGACCTCATCTAGTACCATCAGATTACACTGTCTACCATACATTACTTCATAAAAATCATAAGATGCAAGCATGAAAGCAAGATCAGTTCTTTTCCTTTCGCCGCCTGACTGATATTCATAACCCCACATATTACTTGTTATCCTAAGGTCATTTTCGATCTTTATCTTAATGTCTAGACCAAGTATACCCAAATAATGTTCTAATCTTGAATTAATATATGGCAAGTGTTCTTCGCACATAAAGCTTTTAACCTTATTCCTATCATTATATGATTTGTATAAATAGGTATAATGCTTGTCTAAAACTGTAATGTCTTCTAAATCACTACTATGCTTTACAATATTGGCTAGAATGTCTTTAAGTCTACCATCCAACCGCTCAATGATGGTTTGATTTGGGTCGCAATCCGTTTCTGCTTCTGTCCTTAATAATGTTAACCTTTTAATCTCAGCTTTATAATTTAGAACTATTGTCGAAAGATTATTAGCTTCCATGATCGTTATGTTAGGAATTTTTGTGGCCAGCATCGCCTCATATTTTTTGATAACCTTGTTGCTTTCTTCTCTGGCAGCCGAAGCATCTAGCAGCTGTGTGTTAAATATCGATAATTCTTTTTCTATCTTATCTAAATTGTTAGTTATCATACTTGAAGGTATAGACTGTTGGCAAGCAACGCAACTCTTACCCTGTAGCTTATTAACCTCATCACGCCGCTTTTTTAAAACAGATAGATTAGATTCTATCGTGGCAATCGTCCTAAAGTGCCCAGCATCTTCAGACTTCAATCTGTCTATCTCGGCTTTAATCTTTTCTATCAATCTCCATTTTTCAGTTAATTTGTCGATGTCAGGAATAGTTATACTACCGATTTTTCCATTTATAGTTTCGATCATGGAATCAATATCAGAAATCCTTTTAGCTCTTTTGATCTCATAAGCGCCACTTTCTTCACGATAAGACTCGATATCACTTATCGTTCTATCTCTATTGGCTTCAAGGTCTGTGATTTTAGATTTAATATTTGTGAATAGGAATTGGGCATTATCGGATTTAGCTTTTGCTATCTTGGCGTAAAAACTAAACCTATCGACTCTTAGTATTTTTTCAAGAGCTTTTTTCCTAGCCACCTCGCTCATTTCCATCCAAGACCGACCATATTGATTAAAGAAAACACTGCCACAAAATATGTCATAATCGAGGTTAAAAGTCTTATTCAACTGCGATTGCATAGCTTTAGATGTAGAAACAGTGTCGGCGGATATCCTTGTCTCGTCGCCATCTCTACTAAATAACACTTCTGTAGTGCCACCTTTTTGTCTTCGCCTTATAATCTGATCACCATTTTTAAAATCGATAATCACTTCACAGGTCTTGCCGGTAAAGTGATTAATTATAGAATCACCAGCCGATGAAGCGTGCATAGTTCGACCAAACAGTCCCCACAGCACGACATTTGGAATTGAGCTCTTACCTGAACCATTTGATTTGCGAATGTCTTCTGAACCGACTTGAGTCGAATTCCCAGTATCTATTTCACCTGTAATCAGACAACTCCCAGGGTCTTCAAGCGATAGCACCGATTCATAATCACCATAAGATAAAAAATTGCGCCACTTTACCGATTTGATTTCCAACATTTATACAAGTTCTTTCATAAAATTCGGATGTGATTTAATATAATCAGGTAGAGTATTCTTGTCTATAGCTTCAGCATTCCAAATACCATTTGCTACTGGATGAAGATTTTGTATCTGATTTTCTGGCGTCCAACCATAATACACATCTTTTAACCAATTCGTACGTAATTCGTCCTTATGACCATGACAAAGATATTTGTATTCCATCACTTCTTTACGCTGACAAGTGCCAAAATGATATATCTTAGTCGGCAAGCCATGTCCTTGGCCACCTGATCTTCTAAGATTAAACATCCTAATGGGGCTGAAACCATCTTTAACAACGTGGTTAAATGATCTCCAAAAATTGATATAATTGGATGTCCCATAAAGTCTATGTGGACCATCATAAGCCATTTTGACACCTTCCATAAAGGTTTCTTTATCTATGACTTCATCAGAATCAGCAGTAACGATCATATCGTAACCGGCCACATGATTATAAACAGAGTGTCTATGAGATGCTTCCCTAGGATAAGAATCTGCTTCTTCCCATATCAGTTTATCACCAAGATTCTTGTGTGCTATATTAAAAATAGAGTCTCTTGAGTCTGGACATTGTACCAATTTACCATTAAAAAGTGGAATGTGACCGTGTGATGCCTTCTTTGAATATGATACATAAACCTTATCACAGAAAGGTTTTAAAGAATCTAAACATAAGTCTAAATATTCTGCGCCATAGTGAAGTGGTACAAAGCCGAGTATTTTCATGATGATCCTTGACGTGAGGAAAAAACTAACTTATAATTATAATACACCAGTGTTTATTCTACAATAGCGTTAACTATCGCAGGCATATGGTAATTACCACTCGATTTTCAATAAGTTATCGTCTACAAGAATGAAACCGCTCTAGGAAATCTCAGAGATCATAGCCGTAAATACATCTCTTGGTTCGTAAATATATTACTTTGTTTTTTGATGCTGATTACAGGCAAAGCTGCCACCATTAGATCTTTTAGTAGGAAAGCATTTATAATGAAAAAGTTTAATACGGCCTTAGTATGCACAGCCAAGAATGAAGATAATTATATACAAGAATGGGTTGAATACTATATTAAACTTGGATTCGATAAAATATTCATATACCAAAATGATTGGAGATGTAGTTATGAGCATCCGGATGTTATAAAATATGAATTAGACGGCTACGGTAAACAATTTGAAGTTTATAATACATTTATACAAAAACATCATGATGAATTCGAATGGGCCGCTTTCTTTGATGTCGATGAGTTTTTAGTCTTAAAAAGACATTCTAATATTAATGAATTTCTGGAAGAGTATAAACAATACCCAGCGATAGGCATAAGCTGGTATTTTTTTGGCGCAAACGGCCATGAAGTCATAGTAAACGATAATTACAGCGTTATTGATAGATTCACTAAGAGGAATGAAAGTCTTGATCTATATTTTAAATCAATAGTTAAATTAGACAAAGATATGATTATGACTGCTCATAACAGAGTGGGTACGACATACTTTACAAATGGAATAGAAATAATAGACAAAGGTAGTGCTGAAGGTGGTACAGCTGAAGCCGCTCAATTAAACCACTATTTCGTTAAGACCATAGGAGAATTCGAGAAGAAGGTCGCAAGAGGGATGCCAAACCTAACACCAGACCACCCAGAATATATAAGGCCGATGAGTTATTTTAACCATCATAATAACAACGAGACTGAAGACCTCTTAGCATATAATTTTAAGCATGATATAAAATGACTATGATTTTTTTTTAAATATACAAAGCGAACATTATTTATAAATAAACAGAGAGATCACTATGAATCTTGTGCAAATTGGCGCAAACCGCGGTAACGACCATGTTACGGTATTAATAAAAAACCATGAAATGCCATTCGATAAAATAATATTAGTCGAACCTATCATATATGTTTTAGAAAGACTAGCAAACTGCTATAAAGACTTAAATAATGTTTTTATCGAAAACTGCATAATAAGTAACTCGCTAAAAAAGACCGAAACCATATACTTTCATCACGGCTATGATTATGAAACTAGCACACTAAACAGTAAGCATTTAATCGATCACGGATGTCCGGAAGATAGAATAGTGTCAAATGAAGTATCAAATATGACTTTAACAGACTTATTATCTAAACATAATATCAAATTCATAAATTATCTATTCATCGATGCTGAGGGACAAGACATCGATATTCTTATGAGTCTAGATCTTGCTATAACACCTGTTGATTATATCCACTTCGAAATTGCACATTCAGACGGTGTTTTTAAGCGTGGGCCTAAATTTGATGGTGTCTGTGCATATTTAAAAAACTTAGGCTATGAGCTTGCAATAACCGATACCGATCTAACAGCAAAAAAGGCAATCACATGTTAGCATGTAATATCTATGTCGACAACCAACAAGTTATAGAATACCCTGTATCATATATTATGCGTAATCTAACTTTTGTAGACCAATTCATGGTATATGGTGGTGACGATATCAGTTACAATATTCTAAAAGATACTCTAAGTAATACGCCTAAAGTGCAAATTATAAACATCGATAAAAAGATTAAGAATCCTCAAGACATAGCAGCAGCCCAGAATAAATGTCTGGAAAATACTTTTAATATGCTCAAACCAGATTTCATACTATCATTACAGGCCGACATCTTGTTTAGTATTGAAGGTATTAGACAGATCCATGAATATATTTCTAATCCAACGGCGAGCAGCCTCTGTTTTAAAATCCAACACGTTAAACTATATATTAAATGCGGCATTTCCCACTTTGGTGCTGTTTTGCTAAATAGGGATTGTAAAGAAAGGTTTGTGCAGGATGGTGCCTATTTGTCTGCAGACCCCCATAACAACGAGAATTATAAACACCATGACAATATCGCGTGCCATGATATAGGCTATTTATCGCCACAGATATGGGCAAAGAAATTAAAGCAGCATGCTAAAACGTGGGGGTCGCCAAGCGCACTGGCAGACGCAATAAAATATGACGATAGTAATAAACTTGAATTCATCCTTAAATATAGCAAATACGTAAAAAAATTAGTCGGCTGCTTTGGGTTATTAAATAAAGAAGTCGATGCCGAATGGTATACGGTGATTGAAGATTTCGGTTTAGTCGAAGACTGGAAAGCGACAGTCGATATATTGAAAGAAGATTTTTGCAAGTAATTATCTTTATCATAAATATAGGGAAAAGAAGTGGGCGATTTAAAAATAGGGCAAGGATCATATGAAAGCATTATTAGACGTGGGACCCTTAATAGCATAACGATAGGAAATTATAGCTCTATAGCCGATGGCTGTATCTGCGATGGTGGTTTTGGCCATAACACTAAGTTTATCACGACTTATCCATTAAATGAAAAGCTAAAGAATTGTGCTCATCTAGCCGGTCACCCAGTATGTAGAGGAGATATACACATCGGAAACGATGTGTGGATAGGCGAAGGATGCATGATAATGAGCGGTGTTACAATAGGCGATGGTGCCGTGGTCGGGGCTAGATCTATAGTAACAAAAGATATTCAGCCATATAGCATAGTTGTCGGATCGCCGGCCAATATAACGAGGAAAAGATTTACAGACGAACAGATAAATAGACTATTAGATATTAAATGGTGGAATTGGAATGAACAAAAGATAATCGACAATGCTCATCTGCTGATGAGTGAAGATATTAACAGTTTTATAACAGCACACTCATAAGGGAATGAAATGAAGCAAATCGTAAAGAATCTATTAGCGATGACTAAGAGTGCAATGTCTGATACCGACATCTCTAGAGATCTAGATAAAATCGACGGTTCATTCACTGCGGTGTATCAAGCACCAGCAGGGGTAGAACATTATAGATTATTATCATATATTAGTAGGCAAGTCAGCGGCAGCCAAATATTAGATGTAGGAACATATCGAGGGTATTCAGCGATAGCACTAAGCAATAACCTAAATAATAAAATTATTTCTTACGACATCCAGAAGCACCATACACAAGAAAATACAAGTAACACCGAATATAGAATCGGCGAAGCAACAAAATTCGAAGATTTCAAGAATACCTCAATTATTCTATTAGACACGTTTCATGATGGAGTCTACGAAGAATTATTCATAAACCATCTAAGGTCAATCAAGTGGGCAGGTTTACTAATAATGGATGATATTACTGAATTCCCTGAACTAAGAATTTTATTCAATAAATTGCCAGAAGAGAAGTATGACATATCTCATATAGGCCATTGGTCTGGGACTGGACTCGTGGTATTCGATAACTAAAACCTAAAGCGAGTTAATTAATCATTGTTAAATAATGCGATTATCTTTTCTTTAAATTCAGAATAATAATCACACTTGTTTATCAGATTGTCAGAAGCAGCCATATATTCCTTATAAGATCCGACGCTAGCGTGGTACTTATTTATGCTAGGTTTTTTTCTTATTACAGCTACCCCGAAATCGCCAGTATAAGTTACAATCCCAATATTTGCTATATGTCTAATGTGCCATATCGACCTAAACACTGTTCCACACCTATAAGATACAGCAAAATCCTCGCTAGGCGGATAGGCATCGTGGAGAACTATTGCGCCATTTGGGTTTATATATTTCAAGGAATTTAAGATATCTTTTGTGACTTGCGCTTCATCATGGTCACCATCTATAAAAATCAAATCGAAATTCTGACCATTCTGATCAAAGAATTGATCACTATTCATCGACTTGATCCTATCATCGAACATTTCCCCGACCGGCTCGACACCTACTTTATCTGCGCATACGATTTTATCCCAGCATACTTTACCTTGAACACCTATCTCTAAATAAGATTTAAAATTATATGCTCTGATCAGATGGTTTATAATATCAACGTGAGTTATATCTTCTTTGAAATTAGGCTCCATGCTTTTTTATCCTCCTCTATTATTGTGTTTGCTTCAGGTAGCAGACCTATACTACGACTCCAGTCCATGATGGCTTGAAGGTCGCTATAAACGGTCATTTTATAATCTAACAATTTAAGTTTATCAAATATCCAATTATCGCCGAACCATAACTTTATCTCCCCAGGTATCGGATAAACTAACTCAACCATCTTGCGAGACAAGCAGATGAAGACGCCAGGGACGCCATCCTGCACTACTTGTGTTGTCGGGTTGGGAGAATCGGAAAAGGCACTAACGCCAGTCACAAGCGGAATTACCTTCTGAGTATCAAGATCTATTAATTTTATCTTAGCACAAACGTCATTTTTAAGATAAATATCGCTATTTAGGATAATTAAGGTATCGAACTCTGGATGTGCTAAGAAATACTCCATTAATTGATTCCAAGCTGGATTAACATAAACATTCTTAGCATTAATTATTTTATTGTAAGGCTCTATTAATTTTTTTATGTCAGGTGTGGCATTATTGTCGATTATAAGGATACCGTCGGCACCAATAACATGGGCTAAGCATCTCTTAACACAAGCCACGTCATAAATTACAGGTATACCGACTAATAATTTTCTCATACTGTATTTTTATTTAAGATCAAACCCATAAGCTGCATTCACAGCCTCATATTGGCGCGGCCCATGAAACCCAAAGCGCTTTTTAATATCATGATCATATTCAGGTATGTGTGATTCTATCGAAAACCACGTTGCTACATCTAAAGGCGCAAACACTATACCGTGTGATTCAAATAATGGCTTATTGACAAGGCAAATTTGCCAATCCTCATTATCCCAGGTACCGCCGTAATGCTTTTTACAAACATCTAAAAGCTTTTTACTACGCAGGCTAAACCCTCCATTACCTACTCGGCAGTTGGGTCTTTTGGTAGCTTCCAAAAGCCACGGTGCGCCTATATAATCATAATTTAAAAAATCAGGATTCCAATTAGCAGTGTTAAGAATAAAACCATCATGTTGAACAACAAGAACAAATTTAGTATTGATGTGGTCAGTAAGACTACCACTGATTAATTTACTATACTCACCGATAACCATTGGCTTTATTTTTTTATAGCCGACACCTGTGATATCTGAATCGTAAGCCGATTGAAATATCACTTCACCAAAATCGACTTTATCAATGCATTGCCTAACAGCAAAAAGCGAGCTTTCAAAAGATTTTTTATCCGTGCGCCCATCAGCCATAAACAATGTAACATTTTTTAATCGGAGCATAATGATACCTAAATGAATGGAATAAATTATAATTACTGATTATTTTTGAGGTTACTATTGCTGAATTTAGTTAACCAAGTATATGCAGCGTTCTTATCATCTGGCGTTTTAATCTTAAAAGAATCAAAACGCAAAAACGGCTTAGGTAAGGATCTTGATAAAGTTTCATGAATGGATAAGGTGTTCCAATCGTGTTTACTAGGGTTAGTACAGAAAATATTTGCAGAGTCTTGCTCGGACTCTTTCGTACCAACATAAACATGCTTTTTATCGGCTTTAGTGTCGGCCTGATTATGGTAGATCGGGGCACTTATACCTATAAATTCATGATTAAACAAAGGAATTTCGTCATTAATTATAATATCGCCATCTAAAATTAGAGCCAATTCGTTTATTTCCTTAGAAATCAGCCGCATAGTGTGCATTATGCCTAGGTCAGGATCATTGTTTAATATAAATTTAATATTATCTAGCTTTTTTAAATGAGCTATTATGAGATTAGATCTGAATCCAACTACCACATATATTTCTTCATAATTCTTTAGGGCTTTAATTTGGTAATCTATAATTCTTTTGCCATTCACCATGGCCATTGCTTTTGGAATATTTTGCTTTAATCTAGCCCCAAAGCCTGCGGCACATATCACGGCTTTCATTATTATCCTTTATAGTTAGACACGATATCTACATAACTATAAAAAATAATCAGATAACCGCGAATTAACACAAGAAATGCAGTGTTAAAGTTTTATGAAAGAGCCCCATAAAACACTTAAAAAATCTAGATATTTATACTTTTCAAGACCTACTGAATCTATGCTAGATTGAACCATGTTTAAAGAAGACTCGTGCACTTCGAACCCAATACCATCCCAAAGTCCAGTCGATAATAATCTTGATTTAACTGCTGAATAATTTTCAGATTCATTAGGCGAATCAGCGAAGTCGTGTAACATAATAACATCGCCTATCTTAAGAAATTTCGAAAATATATCGAATTCTTTAGTCTTTGCTCCACCATCACATAATATCAAAGTTTTATCTCTCGAAGCAATTAAAGATGAAATAGAATCGATAATATCAGGAGAAAAGCAATCACAATATCTGATATTATCATTTACTTCATGGTTTTTAGGGATTTTGACATGCGAAGGTTCTAGTTCATAGGTAAGAAATAAAGCCTCAGGCCGCTTATTTTTATAAAGCCATACAGAAAATCCGCCGTTATCAGTTCCGATCTCTATAATAAGATCGAAATCTTTAATAACCACCGAGAATACTAAATCAGTACCAGGCATTTGCGCAGCGCCAACACCAACAAGATCGTTAAAATAATTAGTCATAGTAAACCTCATAAGATAAAGTATATTATATATTTAAAGGTTGGTGTAAATGAACCTGCCTCAAACTAGAAATATCGACCACCGCTTCTTTAAACCACGCCGGAAACATCGCCTTGGCTTTTTTAAATAATCTCTCGAAAGACCCATCTATAATAAATGTGTCGGCATGATCTGCGTGAGACCTAACACTTCTACCAACGGATTGCACAAGCCTTAAAACAGTAATCCAGTCATAATATTTATCATCTAATTTCATCCTCGCCGCCAACTGCTTATCATCATAGAAATTAGCAAAAGGCATCTTGCAAACGATCTGAAAACGGCTCAAATCATCCTTAAGATCAACGCCCTCATAAAGAGAAGGAGAAATAATGATGCTATCATGGGATAAAGCATGAGAGTCTAAAAGGTCAGACCTATTAGGATAATCCTTAGAAGATCTAAAACGCTTCGAAACACTAGATTCACAATTCAGGCTAAGATACTCCATAATAGCGTTATTATGAGTATGAATAATTCCCCTTTGGTGGCCAAATTTATTAACGATAGCTTCGACTGACCTAACCAAAGGTGGACCCCAATCGACCATCTTATCCTTACCACCGGTCATTTGAGCAGCCGGCCAATAGTAAATCGGCCTATTCTCGACAGGAAAGCGATTCTTCATCCTAAGAGCAGCAACGTCAGACCTATCGACACCAACGGTGTTACAAAAAGTGTCGACATCAAGAATAGTAGCACTCATCAGAAGCACCTTGTTACCATGCCTAAAAATGAAACGCTCGGCAAAATCACCAACGATAACTGGTCTCAAGTTAAGCACACGGTATTCACCGACAGAAGGAGAAAACTTAATTTCGTGATCCATAACCCATTCGCAATCATCGAAATCATTATCCACAAACATTTCGATCTTGCCGGCAACACCCAGAAAGTCTCTAGCGGCTATATGGTCCTCATCTGCAATTGCGATATCCTCAAGCTCCTTAAAAACACCAATAATATTCTCATTTAAAAACCATTGCTTATACTGATTAGGACTATCGAAAACCGGAAGGGCATAGCCACGTTCTTTTAAATCGATATCGCTAATCGTAACGTTAACAAAAGAAAGTATTTCTTGACCAAGATTATGTGCCTCATCGGTAATAAGTAGACTGCGGGGATCAACGAAACGATCTTTGGTAAAAGTGGTCTGATAGAGGAAAGAGCTAAAATTCATACACAGAAATCTAGAATTGATCGCCTTATGAAGTTGCTCATAATAGGCACAGGCGCTGAAAGTGCGTCCAGGGGGCAAGAAAATATTCTCCTCTGCGTTCTCGAAGCAAAAGCGGCACTTAACGCCAGAGCCAAGCAAATTGGTCTTACAGACACCAACGGAGCAATTCCTAAAACCATTGTCGAGCTTGTTAATATCCGAAGCGGCAAGGGTAAGACTCCATTTCTTTTTGCCTTTCATTCTTTCCCAGACGTCGCATTCATAAGCATTCCTGCCTTTAAGCTCCGTCACGATAGAGCCGTATTCAGATACTAACTGGTCTTGCAGTTGCTTAGTAGCAGTTAGCCAATACATATTATCGAAAAATTTAGCAACCGTCATCCCGATGGCAGTCTTACCAGAGCCAGTGGGAGCTTCGATTATAACGATCTTTTTACCAGAATTAAAAGAATCAAGCACGAACTTGATAGCTTCCCTCTGTCCATCGCGGTAAGCAGATTTAACAAAGAATTTATCTATATCATCCGTATTATACATTTATCACCATTAAGGAACAAAATATGGCAAACATCGCAATAACGGCAGACATTCATTTAGGACTCACGGGCAGATTAAATGATACCATTTATGCACTAAAAACAATACGTTCATATTGTCAAGTAGCTAACATCGACATCGTCCTGATCCTCGGCGACCTCTTCCATGATAGAAAATATCTAGAGATAGATGTTTTAAACAAAGCGACAGAATTCTTTAACGAATGCAGAGAGCTAAAGCAGACATGGATCGTATTTCCTGGCAACCACGACATGTATCTCAGGCACAGCTGGAAATGTAATAGTTTAGATCCGATAAATGATAAATTAGTGGTTATTAACGATATAAAAGATCTTGTAATAGAAGGAAGACATTTCCATATCTTGCCGTATATGACCAAAGAAAGCACATATCGCAAAGTCTTAGAATTACTTTCACAAAAAGCTGATGCCGAAACTATACTTCTAACGCACATTGGTGTAAATGGCGCCACCTATAACACCTGCTTTACCCAAGCTTCGAATTCTTCTATAACATTTAACGACACACCATATAGGAAGATCTTCACTGGGCATTATCACAATAGGCAATCGATAGGGGATAGGGTATATTATCCAGGGTCCCCAATACCTTTCAAACACGATGAAGGCGGTATTCCCCATGGATTCTTGGTATTAGATACTGACACTTTAGAACAGAAGTTCGTTAACATCCAGAAAGCTGGTCAGAAGTTCTTCCCGACTGAAGCTCCACCACCGAATTTTTATACCATCATTCACACAGATGTTAATTCGACATCTGAAGAAGTAATTAAGAATAACCACATTCGTGTCGTGTTGGGTGAAACCATCGCGGAGAATGAGAAAGAATCGATTAGACTACTACTAGAAAACTACAATCCTAAAAGCATAAAGTTCATCACCCCGGTCGAAAAGATAACTGCTGGCAGAAAAGAAATAAAAACTTACGGCATCAGCGATTACTTCGACAGATGGATTAAAAAAGATAAAAATTTTAAAGAGCTTGATGATAAACTGATATTAAAACTAAATCAGGAAATCATACAACTCGGCGATGAACAATACCTATCAGAATCCCAAGAAATAGAATAAGTGTATTATCACACAGTCAACAGTCTAGTGTTGACAACATAGCGACCACGTTTGTCGTAGGTTTTTTAAGCAGTTGGGAAACCAGATTCGGTCTTTTCAGGCAAGTTATCTCCATTGATCTGGTTTGTATAAATAAATGCCTGTAACTCCCCAACCCGGCGATGAGCTATATCACTAGAGAAGGCGTGGCTTAACAGAGGACGGCATGTCTGCGAGCCATCAGTTGCCCCATATATAGTTCCTAACTCAAAGATCTGAGACACCAAACCTGATAGAGTGTACGGGTGACTGAACCTCACCGACGGCGGCAGATCCCATTATTATTGTTGACTATCGGCTAGCTCTAAACCCCGCAAACCATAAGCGACTTGGTGAGCTGGACTGGTAGTGTTAAATAGTAAAACCGAGGCATTAGTAACATTTTGCACCTCTGGCCATTCTTTTGGTCTTTTTTTTTAAAGACTTTTAGGGCGGGCGGGGAGGAGCTTGGTATATAATAAATGTGCCATTTAAAATAAAAATTAAAAGATAAAGGTCCACCGACAGGAAAACAAATGGCAAAATTTACACCTCGTTTCCCTAGAAACGCTACTGACGGTCAAGAAGTTGCAGATAAGTATGGAAATGTTTGGAGATATTATTCTTCCACTGACACCTGGGTATCAATCGGTTATCTTCAGCCTCCAATTATTGTCGATGAAAAGAATGATGGCTTTGTCTCCCCCGAAATTTATAAAAGAATACAATATTATAAAAACTTTAAAGAAGCTCTTAATCAAGCGCCCTTAAAGATATTGCCAGGTAGGGGAGCATACTATTATTACTTTAGATCTAATAATCGACTGATTAAATTTAAGGCTGAATCTAAAAGCCAACTGCGTATAGAAGTCAATATGCAGCGGCTTTATCGTTTATTATATAATGAGAGATGCAAAGGCCCGACCGGTCAACGTGGACTAATTGGTGCGGCTGGAGTCGATGGTCTAGCAGCCCCCGCTGAACTCTCATTTAATCCAACATTTGACAATAATATAATGTCTTTTGCGGTCTACACCCCTCAGCCTTTAGAGGCTGGTGGAAAGATTTTTCTTCCGAATGGCCACGTACCAGATATAAGTGTTAGATTGGATGAGCTTGACCCCTCCTTCACTCCCTCTCTCCTCCCATCCTATGTCGAATTACCAATTTATCTGTTTACAATAAGCAATGAATACAAAGAATACATGAGGCTTCAAGCCGATATAAGAAATAAATGTGCGGCTGGTAACGGATTGTTCTATTTCTGTTTAAATGACGTTATTAAAAATCTTGACTTAGATTCGATAAATGCCCAAAGTGTGTTAGAAATCAAGATTGACCCGACCGGCGCTGTTCCAGTTCGTTTTACAGGCGAGCTTTCTGCACTAATCGATGAGGGAGCATCAGCAGCGCTTATCGGTTATGATAAGGATTATCATATAGCCTATGGAAAAATAATCCTTAAGGTAGGTTCTTGGAACACTAATTATGCTGTAAAATCTAGACAATGTGGTCCAGACGGGGCTAGGGGTGACATTGGTTCTTCTAAATTAAGTATAAGCGAAGTGGTTATCGAGCCTGGTAGTACGGTCTTAGCTAAGAGGCCACTTATTGGTCTAAGATATGATAAAAGCTCATCTACTTTATTATCGTCATTTGGTGATCTTAGTATAGAGACGAATGTTGATAATATTTCTTTGGTTCCAGGATCTACAAATTTAGCTTTTGAAAGCCCAATTGATAGTGTTCTAGCGAGCGTTGAAACTACTGCTAATAGATATAAATCTCTAAGAATTCATGAGACCAGTATCGTTGGTTCTGAGACTCCTAAGACTAATTTTTTTGTCTGGCAGCCTCTACCAAACTGTGTTAGTAAGCATAATTATGAGAAGAATGTCTTTGATTGGGTGCCTTTAACTAGCAAGGAACCTTGTGAAATTGGTGGTGTTACTTGGTATGGTGCTGATGGCCCTAAGAATGCTCAGTATCCATGGCAGATTTTAATACCTGCTTCTCCTGAGGTTGAAAATTGCTGCCAGGAGCCTTTCTTCTATTGCCCTAATGTGCAGATGGGTGCTTGCAGCGATGTGGGTGGCGGTTCTGGGACTCCGGCCCCATCTACGCCCACTGCTTCACCAACACCAACAGCTTCACCGACGCCTACAGCTTCGCCCACTCCAACACCTACCCCAACACCAACACCTACCCCAACACCTACCCCAACACCTACCCCAGCTGGGTCAGGTAGAGCCTTGTTTGGTTTTGGTATTACTACAGGAAATGTTTATGTCAGTTTAACCAACCATGTTTCGAATACCGGTGTTGTCGCATCTGATACTACTGGTGTCGGTACCGCTAGAATGGGTCTGGCTGCTGCGGGTTATGGTGGTGATAAAGCTTTATTCGGATTTGGGATTTATAATGACCCTCTTGATGTTGTGGTCAGTACGACAAATCTTGTGTCGAATACTGGCGTGGTTGCGACCGACACAAATGGCGTTGGTACTCCAAGAATAGATCCGGCCGCTGCTGGTTATGGTACAGATAAGGCCATATTTGCATTCGGGAATACTGGAATTACTTTTACTTTTACCAGTTTAACTAATCTTGTATCTAATACTGGTGTTGTTGCGACCGATACGGCTAATGCTTCTAGTACTCCAAGAACTTCTGGCGCGGCAGCTGGTTATGGTGGTGATAAAGCTATTTTCGGATATGGGCTTTCGAACACAAATCCCTATGCATATATTAGTTTTACAAATCTTGTTTCTAACACCGGTGTTATGGCGTCTAATACCGCTGGCGTTGGTACTGCTAGGGCATATTTGGCGGCAGCAGGCTTCGGTGGTGATAAGGCCATATTTGGATATGGATCCACAAATAGCTCCACTTATGCTGAGACGAATATTGTTAATAATCTTGGTATAGTTTCAACTAATACTGTAATTGCTGGTTCTGTAAAGACGGAATCTTCCGCTACCATCTATGGTGGCAATAAAGCCGTATTTGGATATGGGTCCGGAAATGCTAGTAAGACTTATCTAAATCTCGCAAATTATGTTTCAAGCTTTGGCGTTGTTTCGGCGGATACAGCTATTGTTGGTACTGCTAGAAATAATTTAGCAGCGACTAATTATGGTGGTAACCCAGCACCGACACCGACACCATGCTTAGACCTATTAGAAAAAGTCGGGCAATCACCATCAAACGTCGTATACCCACAAGACAATGTCGTCTCACCAGACGGACGGACATTATATGTTTTAGGTGGTGGCCTTGGTAATACCCCCACCAAAGTGGCTATATTTTCAATAGACAAAAGCACTGGACTTATAACCTTTGTAGAAGAAACAGCCGCTGGATACTCGCCTTATGGAATATGTGTTTCACCTGATTCAAAATATGTTTATATTTCTTCTATAACTGGTCCGCTCACAGATCCTACTTCAGTCTATGTGATCACAATGTATTCAAGAAATGCAGCCACAGGCAGTATAACATCGATAGGAACTGTTGGTCCAGTGGTTACTAACGGTCAAATGGGTAAATTAATATTTTCTCCAAATGGGCTATTTGTCTATACTGCGACCTACAATACTATAATTTCTATTTATACTAGGAACGCTTCAACAGGTGTTCTTGCCCCGCTTGGTTATGTCGTCGTAACCATACCTACATCTAACACTTTTTATATTCGTGGATTGTATATCTCGCCGGATGGCTTAAACTTATATGTTTCTCAAGATGAGACTTTTAATGCTGGCCGGCAGGTCATAGGTACTTCAATATCTAATTTTAGCATAAGCCAATCGACTGGACTGCTAACCTATGTCGATAGAATAATAGGCAATGAAGTATTTTATAACGAAGGTATTGTTTCGCCGGACGGAAAAACCGTTTACACTTTAGGCACCAAAAATCCTTCCAATACCCTTGGAGCTGATGCTGTTACTATTTTTTCGAGATCTACTTCTACAGGTAGTCTTACACTCAGCGGTTCTATTGCTACAGCCGCAGTACCTACCGATATTATAATATCTCCGGATGGTTCAAACGTCTATGTTAGCAGCGCAATTATAGTAGCTATAGGCTCCCTAGGCGCCCTTACGACATATCGTAGAAACATATCCACCGGAAGCTTGACATATTTAGGAGAAATACCTACTGGCGTCACGCCACGAGGTTTATCGATTTCGCCAGATGGTTCATATATCTATCAGGGAAATGCCTTAGATCCTTCTGTTTTTATATTTTTTAGGTGCGTCTCACTATCGCCGACACCGACTCCTACTCCGACACCCTCATATGTTACCGCTGGTCGAGCCGTATTTGGATTTGGCGTTAGTGGCAGCCTTGCAACTTCGAGCGTTACTAATCTAGTTTCAAATACTGGTGTTGTCGCGACCGATTCTGCCGGTATTGGAACGGCCAGACATTATTTGGCTGCAGCTGGCTACGGCACAGATAAAGCTATATTTGGTTATGGGATTACATTTGGCGGCAGCATAAATACAAATTTAACGAATCTTGTTAGTAATATTGGAGTTATCGCGTCTGATACATCTGGCTTGGGAACCGCTAGAATGGGCTTAGCAGCAGCCGGCTATGGCACTGATAAAGCCATATTTGGCTATGGCTATACTACAGGTTATGTCGCTATTACTAACCTTGTTAATAACACTGGTCTCGTAGCGTCTGACACTGCCGGGGTCGGCTCGGTTAGGAATTTTTTAGCTGCTGCCGGTTATGGTGGTGATAAAGCAATTTTTGGCTTTGGGCAAAACAATACCTCAATATATTCGATGACTAACCTTGTTAGTAACACTGGAGTAGTCGCGTCAGACACAAATGGTGTTGGTAGCGGACGATCAGGCTCTTCAGCAGCCGGATATGGTAAAGATAAGGCGATTTTTGGCTTTGGTTTCTTTCAGAATGTTTATATCTCCTCGACTAATCTTATCAGTAGTATCGGTGTTGTTGCATCAGATACTTCCGGCATTGGTACCGCCAGAATGCTTAATGCAGCTGCCGGATATGGTGGTGATAAAGCGATTTTTGGATATGGAAGAACTAGTTCTACTGCAGCAGTAAGCATAACGAATCTTGTTAGTAGCACCGGCGTTGTCGCCACTGATACAACTGGCATCGGCACTGAAAGATACGGGCTTGCCGCTGCTAGTGTTGGTGGTAATTCGTTGACACCTACACCTACACCTACACCAACACCAACACCAACACCAACACCAACACCAACACCAATCAATCCATGCATAGTAACGAACTGGTCCGCTGTGCCGACGAAAGTCACGGGCGGCAGCTCTTACTATATAACTTACGGTCAAGGTCGTTTCATAAATCTAATCACCACCGAATCAATTGAGATAGCAGATGGTGGAACTGTTTCTGTCCCCAGCTACTTGCAGACATCAATCGATGGTACTAATTGGACAGATACTAAATTACCAAAAAATTATGTTTTTAATGGCTTTAATGCTTATCCTTACTTTTATTCTAAAATAGCAGTTAGCGACAAAAGAATAATCTTTTGGGCAAACAATGATGTTTATACTCCTAACTACGATATTATTTATACAGATGATTTTGGCAGCACGTTTAATTCATATAAATTCGACGGAAAATATGGTTTCGAGTTTCCTCTGAGTATAGCTTACGGAAACAATAAATTCCTTCTAGTAACACAAGACATATACACCGCGATTGGAAGGAGTGTTAACTTTTATTTTTCTGATGATGGCTTAACTTTTGGCTCTGCCACTTATAGATTTTCTTTGCCCGGCCCTGATTGGAATGTAACGTTTACTAACGGCTTATTTTTTACATTTCCAGCAGGAACTATGACCGGCAGCCAAGTTTCGACAAAGGGGTATATGTCCGATGGCGGTCCCAATGCTTTTATCCCTTTTGATTTACCTGTCGGAGCAGGCAATATTCGTAATCTAGTTTATGGTGCCGGAAGATATGTCTTGACTTCTGAAAAAGGCGTCTACTCTAGCCAAGGACCAAATCTTGGTCCTTGGGTTAAAGCTACATTGCCAACTACTATTACAACTGGTTATAGCGATAGCGCTTTCATTACTTTTGGATCTGGTACTTTCGTAATTATGCCTTTTAGAAAAAGCGTTCCTGATACACTTCAATATGCGCTTACTTCTCAAGATGGTATTAATTGGATCGTTACCGGTAGTCTTTTTACGTATCCTACTTCTCCTAACGCTCAACCAAGGGCCAACAATATAGCGTTTGGTTATACCTCACAAGATAAATCATCTTCTAAATTCATTATTAGTGCTATAACGACTACTCAAGGCACGCTCGGCGCGCCATTAAATTATGGTAATGTTCTTGTCGCTCAATGTGTTACTACTCCAACACCTACACCAACTCCGACTGCTACGGCTTGTTCCTTTTTAACTTGGCCGCCATTTTTTGCTAATAGTAGTGCTGCTATGACTATTACTAGTATAAATACTGGTGCGGTTATGCAAGCTACCTTAGGAAATACTATAGTTGTAAAAGGTAATTTAAGTTATACACCACCACAAAACGACTACAGGGAATTTTACCAATACACTAGTAGTAGTGGCGCAATTATAATTGCTTCTCCATTTTCTGCCGGAGATAAAGTATTAATTAACGAAAATTCTGCATCACAAGGTACTAATGGTTACTATTTTATCTCTAAGATTATTAACGGTATCCACACGATCGTTTGTTCTCTTACACCAACACCTACTCCAACACCGACTCCGACACCAACTCCGACCACAGTTACTACTGCTTCAAACATTTGCGGATATCTCTGGGAAAGATCAGATATCCCATCTGACAGGATAATTGTCGATGCTGCGACCTTCGGCCTTAATTATTACGCCATCACACACAATGATATCCTTGGTAATAGTTTACCACTAGATGTAGGTTATAAGAGTAATTCCGGAAAGACATGGACTACGTTTACATTACCCTCGTTGTCAACAGGATACTGGAATAAGATAGCTTTTTTAGCTGGCGCAAGTACACCAGTGTTTGTGATCTACAGCACACCAGGCGTCGTCCGGCTATCGACCGACGATGGTAAAACTTGGGCCAAACCGTTTGACGCGGCTCAGGTAGGTATTGATCTGATTATCGTTTCTATTAGTTATAATACTTCTGCCAGCGTGCTAGTTGCTATTCATTCAGACGGCAAAGTGTATAAACATGGGATTCACTCTACAGATCCAACCCTGCTCACATTTACACTAATAAATCTACCTACGATCCCGAATAATGTCTGGCTAACAGTTAGTTTTAGTGATAAATTTTATCTGATTGGCAAGAACGCAGACGGCTCTTCATATGATACTTATTTAACATCAATAGATGGTGTTACTTGGGTCGTAGAGAAATTCCCACGTTCTGATAAATGGACAGGCATTGAGGGTCATAGCAATACGATTGTCGCTATTACGCTGGCCAATGGCGCGGCGGTTAAGACTGGTACACCATCGGCATGGCAGAATATTGTTTTACCAAATAATGTTTCTTCCTTTAGCTTTATTAGAAGTTCATCAACCGCCTCGTCTTTTTATCTTGGCGCTGCGTTTCTAGCAGCGGTAAAAGTCCCGAGTGGTGTAAACAATTCTGATATAGCCCATTCTACAGATGGTATAAATTGGTCGACCTCGACATTAACTTTTAATACTGCAGCCCCAGGCCTTAGCTTTATAAATTTCTTTAAAGAAAACAACACCTTTTTAGTTATTTATAACGGCGGCGCCGATGGCGCTAAGGCTGCCGTATCATACTGTAACGAAATATCTTGTTTAACATCTTGGACAGCGAGCAGAGCGCCAGACTTTACCAGCCCGCTTGGCGGTTTGCCGAATTACTCCGACTTGCTCTTTACATATGGTTCTAATTTTATGTTGCTTAATGCAACCACTTCTGACCTTAAGATATCTGATGATGGTATAACTTGGGCGTCTTTTAATGTCTATGGTGCTTCGACACCTGGGACCTCAGTTTGGAAAGATATTGCTGTTGGCCCGAATACGACATACTTGATACTTTCAGAGGAAAAAACAGTCGCTAAGTCTGTAGATGGTGGAAGAATTTGGCAAATATACTCGACTTTACCGACACTCCCTAGTTCAGCAAGCAAAAACTGGCTTCAAGCATGCTACGGCGCTGGAAAATATGTGGCGTTAAGTTATTCTAACATAGGTGCATATTCTGTCGACAATGGTGCAACTTGGTCACAGATGACGTTGCCTGTATTCGCTGCATGGTCTGAATTGATTTACGCTAATGGCCAATTTGTGGCTATAGCATCAAAAGAATTATCTAGTGGTGCTTTGGTAAATGCTGGATACGCGATGGTCTCTACTGATGGTATTAACTGGAGCATATTTAATCTGCCAGTTAAGACAGATCCTTGGGTGGATATTGTTTATGGAAGCGATGTCTTTGTGGCTATACCTAGCGCACTAGATGCGAACTACGTCGCGGTTTCTTCTGATGCCAAAAAATGGACAAAGATATCGCTTCCAACACCAAGAATAACGCCATCCGTAAAATGGGTGCGGATATCATATGGGGCTGGCATCTTTCTTTTAACTTCTTCAGATACTATACAGGCAGTATCTGCTGATGGGTTTAGCTGGTTTATTCGCAGTGCTGGTACTCTGTCCCCAATTAGTGATGCCATCGTAGCCTTTGGTAATAATCGTTTTGTGGCGTTTTCATCGATACCTGAACGTGGTAATCCTGCTAACATTGCTATATCAATTTGCGATGCTACACCGCCCCCTTTCAGTAACCCTGACATTAGCTGTTTTAAACAATGGCCAAGCAATGCTACTTCCGGCGATGCCTCTTATGTCAATACAGTGGTAACTGGCATGACATCTGGCGCAACGCAAATTAATACGATTGTTAGCGAGCCATGCGTTTTAGGATTATATTTCCTTGATCCTAATAAAACCCAACAAAAACCCGTTTGGTATTATGGTCGATTTGCCTTTTTTAATAATGGAAGTATAACAGGTGTTAGCTCTAAATTTACGACTGCTAATACCCTTGGCAATCAGATGACATATGTTTATATAGATGAATCGACTTTCTTGTTTCGCACTGGTCTGCCTGATCCTAAACTAAATGATTATTTTAATAACGAAGACTTAACCGTTTACAATTTTAATGGTACTAATTCTATTTACCCAGGTGCTAAAATCGGCATCTCGGATGGGACATATAAGTATGTTGGATTAAGAGACTTAGGCGGCTTTACCTATTATGAAGCGACCTGTAAACCAAAGAATGTAATTGTCTATACTGTTTACTTAACTTATAAACATTCATTCTATGGTGGCCTATCCAATGGCCGTAACTTTATATTAAATGAAACTGTTAATATTGTAGGTGGTGTATCGAATTCCGCTGATTATGTAGTAACAGCCATAACACCTAGAAAAGGCTCGCCTGTCAATCCGCTCTGGGAAGGTGTAGAAGTGACTCTGGCGTGTCCTTTGATTACACCAACACCGACTCCGACTCCTACGCCGACTCCAACTCCGACCACATTTATAACTCCATCAATTTGCGGTAAATTACTTGCATGGGGATATAATGGTCTAGAGTATCAGTTGGGGACGGGTTCAAAGGAATTGTTCGTTAGTGATCCTGATTTGGTGTTGATAGCAAATCCGATAACTTTTGATGGCACTAGTTATTTAACCACACCGATACCGGTTCCTGGTTCACCAGTAAGTTGTCTTTGCGCTCTAGATTATACGCAAGTCACTGAACCTAACGTACAGCTAGGAGACAGAAAGACTGGGCCTTGCTCGCCAGGCTGTGATGGCTTATGCGAGTATATTGCTTGGGAAAACAGGGGGGTCTTATTTTGGAGGGCCTTGTCTTCTAGTTGTCAGATTACTCCAGTAAGTTCGCCGAATACACCGCCAGTGGCGACGCCGACACCACCGCCCGTTGCGACGCCGACACCGCCGCCAGTGGCGACACCAACCCCAACACCGCCACCTTTAAATTGTACTCACGGTTGCAATGCTGGTCTTGGTTATCTCGCAATCACGGCGTTGGGTCCTAACAATACTAAGACAGTCACTTTAACTGGCTCTAATGGCAAGAGTTTTAGTGCCGGTGAAACAATAATAATACAAGGTGTTGCGCCTGCTCCGGCGATTTGCTGGGATAATGTGAATGGCACATATAAAATATTATCTGTCAATAATCGCCAAATTATTTTAGAATGTGTTTCTTTAGGATGCTTTAACGGATGGGCAAGTGGTAGTTTTAATGTTCCTGTATATGCTGGGATTACGGTGATCTCGTCTGGCGGCGCAGAAATAAGAGGTATAAAAACATCTGGAAGTACAGACTATTGGCTTGCTTTCGCTTGCAGTACTATGTATTCCCCAATAACAGCGCCAATACTTACACCAAGCGATTCAAATGTTTATGTTGTAAATGATGTAATCCCACAAAACGTCGAATGTTTTGATAGAAATTCTACTAATGGTTCTTTACTTTCTAAAGGCATCATTGCTATCGGTCCCGCTACTGGAAATACTTCAAAGGGTATTTGCATCTCTGAAGATGGCACTAGTGTTTATGTCGGTACTAATTCATTAATAAAGATATACTCAAGAGATAAAACGACAGGCACACTAACAGATAATGGCACTATCTTATCGAATATAGCTGACCAAATGTATTCGATCTGCATTTCTAAGGATGGCACCAGCGTTTATGCTGCTAGCCGATTAGGTAAACTTCACATGTTGAGTAGAAATACTACATCTGGAGCGCTTGCTGTATTGGGTGAAATTAGAACTTGGGGATTACAGGAGGGACTTTGCGTTTCAGAAGATGATAAGAGCGTTTATGTTATTAATTTGAATTCGCCAGCATTAGTTTCTATATATTCAAGAAATATTTCGACTGGCGTATTAACGGCGAATGGTCAAATAGGAGATTATAAACAGGGTGATAATTTTAATCCTCATGGAATCTGTATTTCTAAAGATGGTAAAAATGTGTATGTGACGGCTTTTTATAAAGATTATGTTCTTTGGTATGATAGAGATGCTACCACTGGAGCTTTAGTGTTAAGGGGCACCGTTCCAACCCCCGCAAGCCAGCCTTGGGGGATATGTATATCTGCAGACGGTATAAGTGTTTATGTATCAAGTAATAGTGGCGCTGGTGTTTCGATATATAGCAGGAATGTTTCAACTGGTGCATTAGTACAAAATGGAAAGATTAACACACCACAAAGTTTAGCCTCATACGACATGTGCGTTTCAGCAGACGGGACTAGCGTATATGTGGTTTTTAACACTGGCTATGTAGGAGAGTACAGGAGAAATACTTCTACTGGCTTATTAACTTATGCTGGAGCTAATAAAACAAATAGTACTAATCCACAGTCAGTCTGCATCTATCCTAAAACTTTTGGTCCAGCAACGACGCCGACTCCAACACCGACTCCAACACCAACACCAACACCAACACCGACTCCAACACCAACACCAACACCAACACCAACACCAACACCAACACCAACACCAACACCAACACCAACACCAACACCAACACCAACACCAACACCAACACCAACACCAACACCAACACCAACACC